CATATAGAGTATTAGTATTACCTTCAGCTGCTGTAGATTCTATTATAGCAGGTATGTAGTAAATGTTTGGGGGCTGTGACTGCGGAGAGCTTCCCCTCCCTGTAGTCGCAGTTCCTAAATTTAACAATAACAATCTCATTCACGGGCAGTCATACCCTTAGAGAGGAAGGAATAAATGACATTTGAAGAACAAATAGAAAGTTTAACAGGATTAACTGTAAGTAGTTCAGGGACTACACCAACCCAAGGTGAAGTATCTCAATTTTTAACAGATGGTATAAGAGACGTAATTAATAAATTAATTGAAATTTCTCCAAGTGAAACTCCTAAGTTTACATCAACTTCGCATGATAGTGGTAATAATGGAATTACAATTGAAGGAAAAACTTTATCAGTTGTACGAGAACATGACAGTACGACTGTATTAAGACCATGTACATTAATATCATCTCAAGACAGATATGTTGCTACTGATGTTGATAGTCTTAGCTACAGATCTAAATTTAACCCAGGATACTATGTTTTAGATGGAAAAATTTATTCAGTTCCTGCATCTTCTGCGGGTAATAATGATTTAATAGTTACTCAAGTAACATATCCAACAGCTTTATTTAGTGATTCTTCAATCAATAATTTTCCAGATGAATTTGAATATTTGGTAGTAGTATATGCAGCAATGAAATCATTAGAATCTAAAATGGCAGAGTATACAATAGATGAAGAAGATAGTGAATTAGCTCAGGCTATAGGATTAAATATTGCAGCATTAGGAAAACAATATAATGAAGCTTTATTAGTAAAAACAGATAAACAACCTCAAAATGCAGGAGGTCAATAATGACAGTAAAACAAATTATGGAAAGAATTGGTATTACAGAAACAGGAAGAGCGATAGCTTATATTAAAGATGCTTTAGAAGAAATTAATGTAAGGTCTGAAACACATGTTACAACTTCAAAAATAAGTTTAGCTAAAGATCAAAGATTATATGACATACCTAATCATGTTATTCAAATTAAAGATATAAGAGTAAAAAATCATTTAAACTCTAAAGATGAATATAGATCTATTCCTAGATTAATACATAAACCTTTAATTAAAGATGCGGATGGAGTATAATTATGGCAGAAGTTAAAGAGTATGGATATTATATAGAAGGCAATAAAATTGCTATTGTTCAAAAAGATATTTCATTTGATAATGATATAAATTCAAGAAATTATGGTCCAGATTCAGATAGAATATTATGGAAATCTCCATTAGAAAGTATTACTGATGGTATTGAAATACAATATAGTTATGTTCCTGAATATAGAATTAATGATGCAAGCGATACTCAGGCTATTACTGGATATGATGAAGATGGAACAGGTTTATTAAAATTAACAGGAAGTACATTATCTACTGATTCTTCTATTACTCATATAGTAGTAGAAGGATTAGATAATTTTAATGGTTTACATAAAATAAAAACATTAAATGCAAGCTATTATATATTAGAAACAAAATATAGTGGTGCAGCTGTAACTAATGCTGGCACAATGTCAATAGATGTATCTGTTTTGCAAGATGAATCATTTGAAATAGATTTACCAACATATTTACAAAAAGCATTAATTTATTACATAAAATCTAAATTCTTTGAGGATTTAGGTGATTTAGAAAAAAGAGAATATTTTGAAACTTTGTTTTTAGAACAAGTAGAAAGACATAATAATGCAAAAATCCCAGGATTTAGAGTTATGTCTGCAGGTTCTAATGCAATACGATAACAATAACAAACAAACCCGTTCACGCACTTGCCAGTGCTTAGGGTAGGAGGAAAATATGGCAAACAAATATACAGTACAAGAATCAAATAACTTAGCTATTGGACAAACACATTCAATGCATTTAAATGTGGGTGCTGTAGCAATGACACCACCATCTAATACAGTTTTTATAGCTATTCATATTCTTAATGATACTAGATTCACAGCATTAGTAGCTGAAGATCCTAATACTTGTATTGGTACTACTGGAACTGATAATAGCCACGCTGGAGGAACAGGAGATGTTGTTGCTGATGCTAGTGTATTTCCAGCTGGAACTATAATATATGGTAGATGGACTTCAATAACATTAACTAGTGGATTAATAAATGCATATTGCGGTGGTTAATTATGAAATCAACATTAGCTACAGTTAATTTAAAAAGAAGGTTATGGCAATCTGGACAACATGTTCAAATCCATACTGGAACAGGTATAGCTGCTCAAGCAGCAACTACTTCAGCATTTAATGAGTGGAGTAGCTATACAATTGCTGTAACATTTAATTATGGTATTTCAAACACAGCTTTTGCTACGAATAATCAAACTACCTTTTCAATTATGGAAAGTAATGGAGGTGATCAATTTGCAGGAAATCAAAGTGGATTTAGTAGTGTAATATATGCAGCTCAGATTTATGGTTTGTATGCTGATGGAGGAACTGTAAATATGCAAAGTTTTTCTTTAGGCGATGCTCATAATGGTGTGTTTAATAGTGGAAAACAAACTAATCCTGTGATGACTCATATTTGGAGAGCAGATTGTACTGAGACAATTAACAATATTTCTTTTACTCAAATGAATGATGCAGGTGTTGAAGCTAGTGCTCCAACAACTAGATTTGTAAAAACAACTAAAAGTCTTGATTTTACTAACAATCATTGGGGTTCTATTGGAACAGGAGGATATATTACGATAGCTGGCTGGAAAGGTAATGCATCAGCAAGTCTTGGATCTCATATGGATGCTGAGTATGGAATTATAAGAGTTCAAGTATGGAAAAATACTATTTTAACAGATGATCAGTGTAAAAATACTATAGGAGGTGCTACAGGAATTACTAGTTTAATAAATTATAATGATAGTACCTATTCTTATCCGCAACCTAATCATGAATGGATACCTGAACTAGGAAATGAAGATACTATTTCAGACACAGGCAGCGATACAGCTGTTAATTTAACCTATATAGGAAGCCCTGATATTGGATATTTTAGATATGGAGAACAATAATGAGATATTATATGATACTAGAAAGCAATGATGTTACAGAAGAAATGAAAAATAATAGTCTTATTTGCATGACTAGTCAAGATGAAAATAAAAAATATACTATATTAGCATATAAAGGTGTAAAACCTGCTTGTTTTAATAGCTTTGATGCAATGTTAGCACCAGAACTTAAAGAAATTATGTTTAATGAAGATAATGAAAATATTTGGTATAATATACCACCTGAATAGACATAAGGAGTATTAATGAAAAAAACAGAAGAGAAAAAGGAAGCTCAAGAAAAAATTACAATAGATTCTAGGTTAGAATCATTGAAAAATCAACAAAAGGAATTGGGTCGTCTATTTGATAAGATTCAAGGAGCAATAGAAGTTCTTGAGGAAATAAAAAGAGAAGACAATGAAAAAACAGATTAGGGAAATTATTGAATGGAGTCTAAAGGAAATGGATCTCTATTCAGAAGACGCAGTAGACTTAGTCTACAAAACAGGGAATGCTGAGACAGGATATAGGCATTTAAAACAAATGGGAGGTGGTCCAGCAATTGGGTTCTGGCAAGTAGAACCTGCAACGCTTATTGACATTATAGACAATTACGTGAAATATCGTCCTAAGCTCGAAAAACGCCTCAAATCGTTAGGTTTTGATAAAAGGGATATGGAAGTAAGGGTAATGAGTAATTTGGCCTTACAAGCAGCATTTTGTCGCTTAAAATATAGAAGAGACAAATATCCACTACCAAAAGCTGGTGATTTAAAAGCTCAAGCTGAATGTTGGAAACGAGTATATAATACTCACCTTGGTAAAGGAACTATAAAACATTTTATGGAGGCTAATGATGAATGATATTGTAAAAACAGCAATAGTAACACCAGATAAACATTTTCCTATACATGACAAAAAAGCTATTAGTGTAGTTTGTCAAGCAATAGAAATTGTTAAACCAAATGCTTATATTGATTTAGGTGATACTGGTGAATGGGAATATTTTAGTACTCACTACTGGAAAGGTAGAAATGCTAAACCTATGGAAGATTTAATTCCATTGCTAGATAAAGATGTAAAAGCAGTTAATAAAGGTATGGATATAATTGATAAATCTTTAGATAAAGTTAAATGTAAAGAAAGACATTTTGTTCAAGGTAATCATGAAGTATGGTTAGATAAATTTGTTACTAGGTATCCTTACTTAGATCGTTACATGACTTATAATGCTTTAAAATTAAAAGAAAGAGGCTATGAGTTTCATCCTTATAATAAAAAGGATAATTTAAAAATAGGTAAGTTAAATTTTACTCATGGAAAGTTTACTTCTAAATATCACTCATTTAAACATTTAGATGTTTATGGCGAAAGTATTATGTATGGTCATACACATGATTTACAAAGACATACTAAAACAAATAGAGGTGGTACAATTAGTGCTTGGAGTTTAGGATGTTTAAAAGATATAGAAGCTGATGAAGATTGGCTTGGTGGTAGATTGACTAATTGGAATCACGCATTTGCTATAGTTAATTTTTTTAAAAATGGCAATTTTAATGTAGAAGTTGTAGAAATTATTAACGGAAAGACAACTTTATGGGGTAATCTCATAAAGGGATAATTTATGGAGAATAATGGAACAAGAAGTTATAGAAAATTTAATAGGCGAATATGGCTGGATGGCTGCAGTTGCATTCTTGTTCTTAATAGGACGTAATACAATTGAATCTCTAATTGAAGCCATTAAGGTTTTCGCTGGAGATGATTTAAATACAGATGATGTAATTATTTTTGATGGAAGACCTGCTCGAGTTGTTCGAGTAGGGTTATGGAAAACAATACTTTTTGTATACGAAGTCGGATGTGCTAATGGTAAGGCAATAGTTAAAGGTGGAAATAAAGTCGCTATACAAAATGATAAACTAAAGGACCATTTAATAGAAAAGCCTTTACCAATGCTGGACTTAAAAAAATGGGATGACTGTGAGGATTAAATGCAGGATACATTAAAAATTTTAAGTAATTATCCTGAACTAGGAATAACAAGTAGTGTGGGTTCAGGTATAATACATTGGTTAGGAGTTTTAAATCCTATATTAAGTTTTATATCGCTTATTATAGGTATAAGTATAGGATTAATGACGATATATACAAAAATAAAAGGAGTAAAATAATGTCAAGTACAATAGGCAGCGCTACATTGACAGTTAAAGTAACTGAATCAATTAGTTTAAATGGAAGTGAACAAGGTGCAACTAATACTATGACAATTAGTAGTGTAAATGAAATTTCAAAAAGAATAGTTAGTGTTCCTCAGTCAGAAGTAACATTATTAAATTTTTCAACTGCCGTTGCTAATGATACTTTTGTAGAAGGAGATGTAAGATACATTAGAATTAGTAACAAAGATGATGCTAATTTTGTATATTTAGTATTTACAAATGAATATAATAATGAATTTTGTGTTAAGTTAGACTATGGTCAATCTTTTATTTATAACGCTGATAGAAATAGTGGAGTAATTGATACTATGCTTGCTAATCAAGTAGCTTTGGGATTTACTGAAAGTACTGGTGATACAGGTGATGATGATGATATTGAAAATATAACAGCTACTAATAAAATTATACCTGGACTAAGATATGCTCATGATGCTACTACTGTTCCAGCAGGAACAAGCGTAGGAAGTGTTACATCTGAATCATCTCCTGTAAATGGATATAGAGTAACAGCTCATACATTAGTTACTAGAGATGCAACAACAGGAGCTGAATCTGTTTCTAATACATCTGGAGGAGCAGATACTGATGGAACAGCTACATATAGCGCAGGATTTGGAGACTTAACAGCAATAACCGCAGAAGCAGACTCAGGTGTAGTAGATCTTGAAGTCTTTGTAGCTTCTGTTTAATTAGGAGAAAAAATGAGTTCAACAATAAGTAGTGCAACTTTAACAATAAAATTAACTGAAAGCATTTCTTTAAATGGTTCAGATCAAGGTGCAACTAACACATTAACTATTGGAAGTATTAACGAAATATATAAAAGAATAGTTACTGTGCCTACATCTGAAGTTACATTAATTGAAATGAGTACTGCAGTAGCAAATGGTACTTTTGTAGAATCTGATGTTAGATATATTAGAATAACTAATAAAGATGATCAAAATCATGTTTCTTTAACATTTAAAAATGAAGATAATGATGAAATGGGTATTAAGCTTGATAAAGGTCAATCTTTTATCTATAATGCAGATCTAGCAGGAGGTGTAGTAGATACATTTGATGCAAATGCTGGAGCAGTTACTCCAGGAACACATGCAGATTTAGTTAATATAACAGCTCTTGCTAACACAGCTGCTGTAGATGTTGAAGTATTTGTTGCATGCGTATAATTAATAAATAAAGGAGAATAAAATGCCAAACGTCGGTGGAAAGAAGTTTTCTTATACTAAAAAAGGTAAGATGGCTGCTAAAAAGTATGCTAAAAAAACAGGTAAGAAAATGAAAAAAACAGGTTATAACATAACCAAAAATATAGGTTACTAATGTATTATATCTTAGGCATATTATATTTTGTTCTAGGATTTTCGTTAGTATTTGGAATAGGTGTGTATTTTTTATTTGATAATTTTTTTGATTTTTATCTTGATGACATTGGAGAAGGAGAAGATTGGTAATGTTATTAAAAAAAGCAGTATTAAAATTATTAGTTAATCAAACTATTAAAGCAATTGAAAAAGTTTCAGATAAAAAGATTGCTCGTGATCATCATGATAGAATTAAAGAACTAGAAAATGAAGTAAAAGAGTTAAAAAAAGATTCTCATCCTCCACAAGAATATGTATGTTGTAAAAATTGTGGATGTAGAATAAGTAAAATAAAAAACAAATAAAGGAGAAACAATGATGTCATTTATTACAAGTAACTGGGAATATGTATTACTAGCTTTATATGTAGTGGAAAAAGTAGTAAAACTTAGCCCTTCTAAAAAAGATGATGTAATATGGGATATGGTTTTAAAACCTATTGTTGATAAAATAAAATCTAAATAAGGAGAGATTATGTCTTTAGTTAGGAATATAAATAAAAGAAAAAAAGCAGGTACTAGTCGTTCTAAAAAAAATACAACTATCTCCAAAAAAGCTTATGCTAATATGAAAAAAAACTGGGGAAAGAAAAAGAAAAAATAGAATATGGCAAAAGATGTTTTAAATATAGTAGATTTTTCAGGTGGTATAAATAAAGCTGTAGACAAAAGAGATTTAGAACAAAATCAAATTGTAAGCTCAGATGGTTTAATAAGTTATAGACCAGGAAAATTAACACTTGATGGAGCATTTAATACTATTCCAGGATTGAATGAAAATGTAGGTAGTTTTTCATCTCAATACATTTCTGAAGGAATACCTAATTTGTATGCTGTATTTCCAGAATTTGGATTTCGTATTTTTGGTAAAGCGACATGTTCAGGAGTTTCTGGTTCTACTGGTACTTTTAATGTTGAACCAGCTAGCTCCTACCATTCTTTAGATGTAGGTGCTAAATTAACAGTAGTTAAAACAAGTAATGATGATGAGTTATTAGGTAAACATTTAATTGTTACGGAAATTGTAAGCAATACAAGTTTTAAAGCAGAAGATTCAACAGATGTTACAGTAAGTGGTACAATATACTATGCATTAAATGCAGATTACGATTCTACAAGTAGTTTAAATTGTTTACCTTCTAATTCTTATAAAAATAATAAGTTTTTTTTAAAGGCTGCTCAATATGGTAAATTTGGATTTTATAATATAGGTGACTTTAGATATTGGTATGGTAATTCAGATAGTGGTTATACTAATTTTTTTAGTAATGATTCTTGGTTTTTTGATACACAATATTTATGGGATTGGAAGCAAGATAGGGGTGGTAATGGAGGAGGTTTTTCTATTAATGATATAAAAGTTTTAGATGCTTACTATGACAATGGTTGTTTTAGATTATTATTAGATGCTCCTAAAAAATTTGAAAAAGGACATTGCAAACGTCCTGTAGGATTATATGCAATATCTTCTAATAAATACTATTTTAATAAAGATTCTGCAGAAGAAAAAGTAGTTATTAATAAAGGATGGTATCCATTAAGAAGTCATTGCTTAAGTCCTGAAGAATATCATCATAAAACAGAGTTTATTAATGATGAATCTGATAATCCTCATAATTATAATGGAGCTGGATTTATAGCTACTGACTCTACTGATGCTACCTTATCTGAATTTGATTCTTTAGTTCCTGATCCAATAGGTGCTAGCTATAATAACTCAAGTTTAATAGTAAATCAAATATCTGTAGGAATTGGAACTGGTAATAATGCAAAACCTGGAGACTGGCAATTTGCTTCTAATGAAATAGATTCAACTATTGGATTAGGAGTTTCATTTTTATATGATAATATAGATAATCCCTTAGAGTCTTCAATTAGTAAGTTAGTTGTTAATACAACACTAGCTGATACTGTTCCTATAGCATCAGGACAAAATGACAAGGCTTTATATTTATATTTTAAATTATATACTGGTGCAAACACATTAACAGCAAATCAAAATGAATTTTTATCTGGAATAGAAGATGGAAAGCATTCTGTTTCTGAATTTCGTGGATCAGATATGAATAATGGGTTTTCTAATTTTGGTGCATGGAATCCTAGAATTGTAGGTGCAAATATATGGCTTATGCATAATAATGAAGGTCCTATTGAAGATCCTTTATATTTAGCAACTGTTAATTTTGATTATAATTCAAAAACTAAAAGCTTTTCTCATGATGGAATAGAAGCAAGTGATAATTGGCAAACAGCAACTCAAGCAGGAGTTGTTCATCAATTAATCCCAGGTATACCGTCTTTACCAGTTTTAAGTTATAGCTTAAAAAATGGTTATAAATATACAGATAATATTCATGCTTGGTATAAAACTTCAGCTATAGTAAACAGAAGATTATACGCAGGAAATGTATCGTATTATTCTAAGCCTATTAATGATATATTAAGAAATGAAAGTCCAATAAATTATCCCGATAGAATTTTAAGATCACCAGTTAATAAATTTGATATATTACCAGAATCAAGTTTTTTAGACATTATGAATAATGATGGTCAGGATATTGTAAAATTAGTTAATTTTAATCAAAAATTATTAGTATACAAACAAGATGATTTATATGTTATAGATTGTTCTGGTGAATTTGAATATTTAGAAACAACACATAAAGGAGTAGGTATAAGTTCTGCGACAGCAGTTTGTTCTACACCTAATGCTATTTACTGGTTAAATAGTCAAGGCGTTTATGCTATGGATGCAGAAAATCCTCCTGTAAATATTATAAAATCTAGATTAGGTACTTCTGAATGGATGCAAAAAATATATAATACTTTTTCTCATATTGAATACGAACCTCAAGATAATTTATTAATTATATTTTCTAGATATAAAGATTTAGTATCAGATGTTAGTACAGATAAACATGCTTTAATTATTAATATTGCTACTGGGGGGTTGTATTTTAAAAGTAACCCTTCTGTAATTATAGGTTCTCAATATTCTAAAGGAGTAATTGCAAATAACAAATTATATGTATCTATTAATGGCGAAGGCGGAGATAGTGAAATGTTCCATAGTCAAAACAGCACACAATTTGTTGCTGGTTCAAAAGCGGAGTCTACAGTTTCTTTTAAAATCAATAATACAAGTCACAATCAAAGCTTAGGTGGTACAAATAATAAATATCTAATGATATACAAAGGTTCTTCCTGGGTAAAAATTAATAATCTTGCATTTGTAGAAACAGTAAATTATACTTTTAGTGATGTAGCGGCTACTACATTAGTACAATTATATAATGAAAAATGTAATACATTAAATACAAATAACTCAGATTACACTCATGCATTAAATTTTACTATGGAGTCAGATGGTTTAACTGTAAAAGAATATACTGCAACAGTTAAAGCAAAAAACACTGGAACAGCATATAGTATGGGTAGTACTTCCGTTACTGGTTATGGGTCTACTAATTATGCATTTAGTAATGATGGTACTGATGGAAATTTAGGTATAGGTGACTTAACTAATTTTTCTGTAATAAATAATACTGCTGGTGTAAATGCACAAGCTGGTGTATTTCAAATTTTTGCTAATAGAGGTGAAAGAACAAATCCTGGAACAGAATATACTTTACAAATACAATATGGAGTAAATGTTGGAAATGATGCATTTGAATCTAGAATTATAAAAGCTAATTATATTACCTCTTCAAACCCTAGTGAATTATATAATGCAGCAACAAGTTCTAATTATTCAAATGATTCTGATCCAAGTGCAAATAATCTTACTAACAGTAATGCTTTAATTACTAATATTCATGAATTTTTACAAAATAATTTTATTGAATCACAAGGTAATGAAATGAGTGATTTGACTGATCATTTTACATTTAGTTCATTAAATACAGATTCAGATGGAAGTGTTACAGGTGTTACTAATTTAAAATATTTTACAATGACAATGAAAACATCATCTCCATTTATTGATTATAGCGATACTTTTATAACAGCATATGCTACGGGAGGAAAAGGTGGTTCAATATTAAGATGGGAAAGCGATACAAAAAATAATCACAATAATATTATATTAGAAACTAAAGATTATGACTTTACTCAACCTAATGTAAGAAAAAAAGTATATAAAGCTTATATAACATATAAAGCAGATTCTAATATCAAAGTGTATTATCAAGCAAACCAAAGTGGAACATTTGTTTTAGCAGATGTAAAAGACTCAGTTACAGATAATACATTATTGCATAGTACAGAATATACTAGAGGAGAAATTACATTTGGATCTGGAGGTAATAATATATATTCATTTAGTTTAAAATTTGTAAGTACAAATGAATGTAAAATATTTGATATTAATGATATAAGTTTTATATATAGAATTAAAAGAGCTAAATAATGTCTAGAATAAACTCAAAAATAAGACAAAGAATAAACTCTGATAAATTATCGATTAAAGATAAAAGACCTAGTAATAGTGAAGGTCAAAACGGAGATATAAGAATTGCTACAGTCAATGGAGTAAATATATTATTTGGTAAAATAAGTGGCGAATGGTATAATTTTGGTAATGGTAAAAAAATTGGATATAGAAATAAAGCTGCATTAAGACAAAAAGTATCAGATGACCATATACGTCAGCTAAATGTTGATGCAGATTTATTTATTAAAAAAGCAAAATTTAATGTTACAGATATTGATTATTTAACTATTGATTCTAAAGTTTTTGATATAGAATCTAGTAACACTGTAAGCAAAATATATATAGGGGATGTTTCATTACAACCTACTTGGGGAACAACAGGCTCTACATTAAAATTAGAAAACGCAGAAGGACATGGTTCAGATTTAAAAATATTAGGAGCTGGTAGTACTGGTACAAATAAAAACGGAGGAAACACTATAGTATCTTCTGGTTTAAAAACAGGCTCAGGAACAAGTGGATCTATAACTTTAGGAGCAGGAGATAGTGGAACATCTGCCGCTGCAGCTTTAAATGTCAATGCTACTAGTACTGTTTTATCAGGAACATTAACTATAAATAATATTGATACCGATACAGCAGGAGATAATTATTTAGTTGAAGTAAGTGGAGTAGTTAAAAAAAGAACTCCAGCAGAAGTATTGTCAGATATAGGAGTAACATTTGGTATTGCTGATACTAATGCAGTTAGAATAGATGGAGGAGATATTGCATCTGGCGAATATGCTAGATTTACATCTAACGGATTAGAAAGTAGAACGCTTAATGAAATAAAAACCGACATAGGTACAGATAATAGTTCATCTAGTGCATTAGTACCATCAGCTGGTACATCTGGACATTTTTTAGCACATAATGGGGCTTTTGCTCAAGTAGCATATTCTAATTTATCTGGTACTCCTACTATACCTACTAACTATGTAACTGACAATGCAGATGATACTATGGCTGGTACATTAACTATTGATAAAGATTCTACTCAAATTGGAGGCCAATCAGACTATGGAATATCAATTGATTATGACCATACAGGAATAACAGCAGAATTCCAAACTTTAAGCAATTTTGGTCTTGCAGTAGACGTGAATAATAGTACTATTACTCATGTTGGAACTCATAAAAACTATGGCATTGCTAACAGTGTAAGGTCAAATACAACAGGTACAAGTGAAGTTTATGGAATTCATAATTATGCAAGTGTAGGAGATACTGTATATGGAATTTATAATAAAATGTTAGCAGCAGGAACCACGGGGTATGGTATTTACCAAGAAGTTGATGATGGAGATACAGATTATATTCAGGTAAGTAGTGCTAATACAGCTGATTATTTTAAAATGTCTACTACTGCAAATGGAGTAACTGTATTAGAAACTATAGATGCTGATGCTCAGTTAGCACACTTAACAATACAACCTGATGGAAAATTTCTTATGGAAATGAATAATATGGATGGAGAAGATGATGCTTGGGCAATACTTAATAATGGTCATAATGCTATGACTTTTAAAAGTGAAGAAGGAGCAGAAAATTACTTTAAGATATATGATACAACAGGTTCTACTCCTACTAATTATTTTGAAGTAGAAGTGCAAAATCACGGAGTAACACTAATTAAAACTATTGATTCTTCAGCAGCAAATGCACATTTAACAATTCAGCCTGATGGAGATTTAAAATTTCGCCCTTCAAGTGGAATTACAACATTATTGGCAGGTAGTAATGTTAATGACTTTGGTAAACTTACCGTAGGAACTGATGGAGATTTAACAATATCAACTACTGATGCTGCGGCAGCTAATGCACACTTAAAATTTGAACCTGACGGTAGTTTTTTAATTAAAGAAACAGCTAATGCAGGTGGTAATGTTGCTAACTATGGACAACTATGGGTTAAAAATGACACACCTAATAACTTGTACTTTACAGATGATTCAGGACAAGATGTTGCTATAACTAATAATGGTAGTTTAGCAGGAGGAGGTGGAGGTGGTGGTGGTTTAAATTCAATAGTAGCAGCAATGGTATTTGGATAAGGAGAATAAATGGCAAATGTAAATTTAGTAAGCACAACATCAATATATGCAGAGTCGGTTGGATTTAATTTAAGTAATACTTTAACAACTACTCTACTAACGGTGTCTGCTAATAAATTAATTAAAATCAATAGAATCACTTGTGCTAATGTAGATGGTTCTTCACAAGCAGATTTAGATTTGTTTGTAACTAAAGCAAACTTTACTTCAGCTGGTGTAACAAACTTTGATACATCAGGAAGTTTTTATATAGCTAAAACAATATCAGTTCCTGCTGACTCTACATTAATAGTTTTAGATACACCAATATATTTAATGGAATCAGATGTTTTAAAAGGAGGAGCAAGTGCTTCAGGTGATTTAGATTTAATTATATCATACGAAGTATTTGATGATGCATAATGGCTAAATGGAATGCAAATATTATTAGTAAAAATGCTAGATATAGAACTCAAACCAATGGCTTGGCAAGGGGTATATATTCTTTAGATGAACAAATTCAACATATAAGTGCAGAGAATTGGCCTTCGCCTATTAATAATACCATTGGAGATGATGGAGGTTATCATTTACCTAATTTAACAATAAATGAAAATACTGTTGCTGGAGATAATGCAGATAATTATAATGTAGTAACTGTTCCACTACCTAGTGATGCTTCTCAAGGAAGAGTGTATATTGCAATGCAAGTTACAGCTAGCACTACTTATTATAATGATTTTGTTATTGGAGCAGTACAAATACCACATGCAGATGGTGCTAGTTTAAATACTACAAGTGACACAACTACTAATGTAAATTGGAATATGAATAATACTACATATGGATCAGCATCATGGGAACGTGGAAGTGCTAGTACAGCTGGTAATAATACATTGTCTTCTATATCAGGATATACTTGGACTAGTATAACATCTGGAAATACTGTTAGAAGATGGAATAGAGCAACAGGTACTAGTAGTCAGAGAACAGGTGCTGCTGGTGGTATTAATATAGCGGCTGATTATAACATATTTAGTGAACTAGGAGACTTAGGCCCAGCTGGTGATTCAGCAGCAAGAATACCTCAAACAGGAGCTAATTTCTATATATATGCAGAAACAAGCGGTATTACTCACGGAGAAATTGTATGGGCTAGAAGTCCTGAAGTTACATTAACAGGTAGTAATCATATATTAGTTATATGTTATCATGCTTATACTAGCAGTGGAGGAATTGGAATGGTTAATACTGATGCCAAACCTTTAATTAGAGTTTATTGGGATGAATCATGATAACATCTGATATAACAATAAATCAATCTAATAATACTACAAGTTTAGACTTTACTGCATTTAGTTCAATGGAAGAAAATGATTACTTTGAATTAAATGTTAATAATATATCAATAAAATTAAATGTTAATGCTAATATGTCTATAAATGATTTTACAGAATGGTTAGCTAATAATTGTAATAATAATTATGATTTTTATAGCATAGCGACTGCTAGTAACAATGATAGTGCATTAAACATAACAAGCAAAACATCAGATCAACTAAATGTTGAATATGATTTTAATAGATAAAACTATTGTATAAATGAAAGAGAACTTATATATTAATATGAAGGATTTTAAAGAAAAGGAGATAGTATGGCCCGAAATATAGGTGATGTATTTTTAGCAATAGATAAATCTAGAGAACTAGAACAAGAATACGCTATATTAGAAGAATATAGAAAAAATAGAGAAAAAGAAGCTGAAGAAGCTACTATCGGTCAATTTTTAGGAGGTATAATTGGAGGAACTTTAGGATTTGTTTTTGGTGGTTTAGCAGGAGCTGCTAAAGGATTTGGATATGGAAGTGCTGGCGGTAGAGTTAGTCAAACATATGATGATTATACATTATCAAAAGAAGATTTAAAATTTTTTGAAGGTGGAAAATTTAATAGAGCTGATGATTTAAGATTAAAAGAAGAATTATTAGACTCAGCAAAAGACACAAGAAAAGCAGAAGCTTTAGGAACATTAGGTGGTATAGCACAAACATATATTGCTTCTTCTAAAATGCCTAAAGTTAGTGATTTTTGGGAAGATATGAGTATTGCAGAAAAAATAGAATTTACTGGTAAAGAACTTTTTGATAAAAAAGAAGATTCTTATGCTTTTTCTGATACTATTAATGTTAAAGCTAAAGGAACTGATATTCCCTTTTCAAAACAATCACTTCCATTTAAATCTGCTGTTAAATCAGCAGCTAAAGGAGTTTTTACTCCTGGCACAGCTGCAAATGAGCTAGCAAGATTCATATCTAGTAACTATGGTGTTAGCAATTATTTACGTGGAGGTACTATTAATGACTTAGTAGGTCAATATTTAATGTCAAGTATACTACCACAATCTATGAAACTTATACAAGATAAGGATAATTAATGCCTGAATACAATCCAAATAATTATACATCGCAACAAATTGGAGAAGATTATTACGAATGGGTACAAGAGTATTTAAATAGTCCGTTTGGAAGCTTAGCAGATTTATATCAACCTGTATTACCAATAGATGATGATAGTACAGAACAATTTGAAGATTATTTATCAGAAGAAAATCCAGGAATGTATAGTTTTTATAGTAACTTAATAAGTCCTTGGATTACAGATGATGATGATTTTGAAAATTTTTGGGGTACTTACGGTAATTATTTTTCTCAAGATTATGAGTTAGGCCCAGCAAGTATTAATAGAGAAATAAGATTAGGAAATGTTCAACAAAAGCAGTTGCAAGATCAATATCAAATGAATTATCAGTCAATGGAATCTCAACTAGGTTCAACAGGATTTTCAGGAAGTGGGTCTCAAAGCAATTTGTTAAATAATTTATGGTCTGAATATATTTCTCAAAGCCAATCAAATCAATTACAAACAAACCAAGCTTTATCTAATATATATACATCTCAAGGTGATAGTATTTTAGATACATTAGAAGATTTAGGTAATTTAGGTGCATTTAGTGAGCTTGGTACTGATAATGGAGGTGGGTAATGTCTTTACTTGATCAAGAACAATTTTTAATACCTCTTTTAACACAGGGTACTGCAGATAACATAGAGTATCATGACCCTGAAAAATTTTTAGAAGAATATGGTATGTATTTACCTGAATATGATTCTACAGATGAAATACTTAAAGCTCAAGAGCGAGATATTTTACAACAAAATATTATATCTGGTGCAAAAACAAATTTTAGAGAGTTAGAGCCTAATATAGGTAAAATGTCAAATATTAATACATATTATAATACTGGCAATCAAAATATGTTAGATACTATTTCTAATCAATTAAGTATTGTTAATATAAAAGCTTTAGAAGATAAAAAAAGATTGCAAAAAAGTTATTTACAAGATATGTATTCTAGTGTAGCAAATTTAGCATATGAAGGTGCTTTTGATGAAGAAAGTCTGGGAATGGAATCTATTTCTGAAAGCGAAATAGAATCTCAATATCCAGGTTATTTTGGATTAGATTCTGCTGATACTAGTACTGGTCAAGCAATAAATGAGCCTGAGGAAAATATTAATATATTTACTGCTCCTGATATAACGTACGGCAATCAACCTAATTTTGTTAATATCATTGAAAGTAGTTTGCTTGAGGCATTACAAATAGATAATCCAGACGATTTAAATTTTACAACTGATATGATTGACCAGTCTTACTGGGAAACATTTACTGAATTTACAGGTCAAGCTAATGATGCTTATGCAACTTGTTTAGAAGGGGCAACTACTGCTTCTGAACAAGAATTTTGTGCTATGAGTTATCAGGCTGATACTAATAATATTAATCAAATTATAGCTAGTTCATTTGTTTGCGATCCTAATAGCGATTATTATAATGAAGAAGCTTGTTCAAATATATCTTTAGGAGGATAAATGTCAGATTCACGAAAAAGAGCAATATTAGCTCAAGGAAAAGAAAATAGATTAGACTCTGCTTTAAATGCACTTACTATGAGTGCAGTAGGTTATTTTAAAAGTCAAGATGATAAAATAGAAGAAGAAAGATTAGCTGAAGAATACGAAAAAAAACAAAACGTACAATTTAGAAAATCTCAAGTTAATCAATTAACTTCTAAAATGCCTAGTATAGATCCTAATAAATATGGAGATGTTCTTTTTGATAACACTGCATTTGTTGAATATTCAGAAGATGTAAGAAAAGCTATTAAAGCTACAGAAGTAGGTAAAAATTATACACCTAGAGGTAGTGTTTTATCTGATATAGCTAACGAAACATTGTTTGAGTATGGTGGTAGAGCTATAGATTATAGCCCAGGTATTAGTATAGATGAAATAGATAACTATGAAGCTTATCTTTTTGGTAAAAATGCTGTTGGAACACCCTTAGAAATAGCAAATAGAAATAATTGGGGTGGTGCATTAGAAATAGAAGAAAACACTGATTCTGCTTACTTTGGAAAAGCTGTTATTGATAGTGAACAATATGCAGATTTAATAGACAAAGGTTTAATTGATTATATGCCATCTGATGTTTCTGGATTTTATTTATTAGAAAAAAATGATGTAGACCAAATACAACAAAATTGGGAATATTGGAAATCAGGATTTTATTCTAGTGGAGAATTACAAACACCTGATAGCGTTACTAGATTAATACAAGAAAATAATCAAGAAATTAGAGAAAAAGAATCTGAATTATTAAAAAATGAAAATTATAAAAGCATGTCTGACAGTATCTATGAATGGAATAAAATTGTAAGAACTCCTTTTGCAGATGGTGATCAAATGGGAGGTATTTTAGAGCATAGCGATAAATTGACTGATTTTAAATTTAAATATCAAGAAACTCCTGAATCTTTACAAGAAATTGAAAGTATGAGTTTAAAAGATTTTCAAGAAAATTTTCCTGGAGTATATCAATTATATCATAGTCATATTTCTATGGCTGATGCAGCTAGTTTTTATTACAGTAATAAAAATATGATAGATGCAGAATTGATAAAAATGCCAGATGTTAATTTAAATTGGCAAAAGCATTTACAGGCATACAGTGATGTAAATAATATAAGAATGCAAGAAGGTATGCTTATGGATATGCAAGAATCAGAATATATGAAAATGAATTTAATGAATTTTGAAGGAAAGTCAAGCGTTGTTAATGAACTATCTTTGTTAGATCAAAATATATTTAACCCTGTTTATCTTGAAAGTTTACCTGTAAATCAATTAGATGCAATATTAAATAAATTAATAAACATAGAAAACAGCTTTAAAGAAAACGATGATATTGGAGCAATGCTATTTTTAGAAAGATATGGATTTGGTTCTGTTCCTCCAGGACAAGCTTTAGCTAGGTTCATAGAAGAAAGGAGTCAAAGATAGTGGGTGCATTAAGTAAACGTATTGAACAAAATTTAGCTGCTGCTGATAGCAGCTTAAATAGCATTGAAGAAGAATTAAGATTACAAATGGTAAAAGATAGTTTAGAGATGGCAAATAGTGCTTCTAAAAAATTAAATGCAATTATTGAAAAAAAAGGAAATAATGGAGAAGTAATTATACCAAGTAATGCAATAAAAAATGAAGAAGAGTTTTTAAGTGTTACTTCTAATAGTTTAAAACAATTAGTAGATTTAGAATCTGATTTAAACATATATGATGATTTCCAAGAGTATAATACTATGAGAAAAGAAATAGAAGAAATTAATGAAGCTTTTGATAATAATATTCCTTCTGGTATCTATGTAGATAGAGAAGGTGTTCCTCAAAAACAAAGCTTAATAGATAATCCTGATAAAATATATTATAATGATAAAAATTCTTTAGACAAAATTTGGGGTACTTCAATGTTAAATGAGTTAAATAAAGATGCTGATATATTTTTGACAGAAAAAGGTGAAGTTAAATTTTCCAATCCTATGCTTTCTTTAGAAAATATTACAAAATCTAGAATTATTTCTCAAAATCCTGCTATAAGAGAGTTGGTATATGGCACTAATGGATTTAATGAATTATTAGATTTAAATAATTTAGATGCTGAGGGTGGCATTGCAAGCGGTGTAAAAGATGCATTAAATATTAGTACAAATAAAACACAAATATTAGAAGAAGCATTACACGCTAAGAGTAAAAATAAAAAATGGTTTATTGACGGTTCTGATAGCGATTTATATAAAAAGTTTTTAAAAGAATTAGATAATATCAAATCTGAAGAAGCTAAAGAAATTATAAAAATTAATCTACAAAAACAACTAGATAGAATTTATGAGCAAGGTATGACTATATATAATGATATAGATATGTTTGATAGATATAACGAATTGCAAGAAAAGTTTCCTAAATATAAAGGATTTAATGAAGATGTAAAATATATTGAAGAACATGGTAATGAGCAATTGCAAACATATATTAACAAAAGAGATGAATACAGGCAAAATAAAACATATTATGAAACTGTTTATGATACATCTTTTAATGTTAATGAAGCGTTAAATCAAATCTCTATAGGTTATTTAAATAAAGAATTAGAAAAACTACCTGATGAAGAAAGAACTTCAAATCTTGATAGTTTAATTATTAAATTATCAGATAGTATACAATCTGAAGATGAAGAAATTGAAAGACAATATGCAAATTATTTAGAATCTGACCCTGATGATGCTATGCAACTAAAGTGGTTTAAAGAAATGTATAAATTAGATTCTAATCGTTGGCGATAAAAAAATAGAGGCAATATGAGCTTAGAAAGAGAATTACAAGCCTTTTTACGAAATGAAGAACTTCGTAAAACAACAATGGGCAAACCTGCTAGACCACAAACATTAACACAACCAGAAGAATCAAGTTTATTAGATAGTATTGGTGAAACTGCGCAAGAGTATGTTGGTAATTTTATTTGGTCTGCTTTTGATGAAGCTACTTTTGGAGCATTAGGTCAGTTAGAAGAATCTCCAAGCTTATTAGATGCTGCACTAGGAGATTTAGCAGGCGATGCAAGACAAGTTTTATCTGGAACTCGTGATTTTTTAACTGGAGATGAAAAACAAACTGTTATTAATCCAGAAACTGGTGAAGAAATGCAAATGCGAATGGGACCACAAAGTTTTGGTGGAAAACTAGCATCGGGAGCAGGTACATTAGCAGGTTTTATTGCAGGTGGACCTAAGGCTGCATTAAGTGTTATTGGTAAAGGTGTAACAGCTACTGCTGCAAAAGCTGCTGGTAAAAAAACATTGCAAGGCGCAATGAAAAAAGCTGAAAAAGAAGCTGTAGATATTATAGATAACGACTTAAGTGGTATATATCAAAAAAGATTACATTCTAATTTAGCTCAATCTGTACAAAAAACTATTAAACCAGGAAGATTAAATAGTCCTGATAATTATAGAACTTTTATGCAAAATAGTATAAAAGAAAGTATAGAGCAAGGAGTAACTTCAGGTCAAATTACTAGAAGTGTAGGAGATCAATTAAGTGTTGTATATCAAAAATATTTATTAGATAGACCTTTAACTTCTGTTGCAGATTATTTTACTGAAAATATGGCAAATAAAACTATAGCTTATGGTATAGGTTCTATGATACAAGAAGGTGCTATGTTTGGTATATTAGATGCAGCAAGAGAAGGATTGCATGTGGGATTATCTGCAGGAGAACATAAATACGATATATCCCATCCATTATGGGGTGGTATTGTAGGGGTTGCTTTTGGTGTAGGTAAGTTTCTTCCTGCAGCAGGTAAATCTAGTTCAGACAAAGTAGATTTTATATCTGCTATAAAAGGTAAATTTGCAAAACATAACAATTTATTAAGTAAACAAACGTTTGCAGAGCTTAAACACTCATCACAAATGCTTGGCAATAATCTAAAACCTTTAGGAGATTTACATAGAAGAAGTGTTAATTATCAAGGTAAAAATTATATATTTGATTTAACTCAACCAGAAGCATCTGCTAGAAGAATTTTAGATGGTGCAGGTAAAGCTGCTAGTGAGCAAAATATGGCTGAAATTACAAGGCTTGCTTTTGGAAAAACAGCAAATGGTATAGGTAATCAATTAATTAAATGGGCAACTCACAATTCTTGGGAAAGTGTAAAAGAAAATTGGCCTAAAATGTTATGGGGCGGATTAGCTATGAATGCTCGTAGTTTTTATGATATGGGAATAGTAGGTCAAGAAGTTCCTAATGATGATTTAGCTGTAAATTTTATGTTAGGAGCATTTTTAAATAGAAAAGGTTTAGCTAGAAAAACAGATATGTTTCCTGAGCAATTAACTAGATTAAGAGAAGGATTACATATGCTAGATGTTTTACCATCTAAATATGCTGTAACAAATCCTATTACAGGAATACCAACATTAAATCCTTCAATATCATCCAATATAAATCCTATGGCTTCTGATAAACGTTTAAATTCTTTTGTAAAATTAGCAGAACAAAAAGGATTAACAACTAATAATTTTGATAATATAGATACTCCTATTACTCGTAAAGTAAGTCGTGGAGTAGTAGAATTTGATGTAACAGCAGGTGTTAAGTCAGCTAAGCAAAGTGGTGAAGATTTAAGTTTATTTTTTAGATTTTATGATTATCTTCATGGAGCAGCTAATAAAAAATATGTTAAAAATTTAGATTCTATATCTGAAACTACTGCAAAAGAAATTAATGATGCTCTTGCTAAAGAGTTTACTAACCAAGTTGAATTACAAAAATATTTAAAAACTACAGCAGATAATGTTGGAGATAGATTTGAAACAGAAATTGTAAAAACAGGTATAGACATTGTAGGTCTTTTAGAAGGAAAAGAATTAAGAGCATCAAGTTCTGATGGTAATATTGGGAGTATTCCTGAGTTAGTTTTATTTAGTAACAAAGTAGTAGAATTAGCAAAACAAGGTAAACTAGGAAATGAAGTAAAATATTTTGAAAATATAAAGCCAGAAAGACAGCTTGATGAATTATCTAAAATACAAGAAAAAGCAAGTAGCGTATTGGAAGGTTTACTAGAATTACAAAGAGGTACAAAACGTTCTGAAAATTCTTTTGTTAAGGTAAGAGATATGGAGCTTGTAGATCAACTTTCTAGGCTTATTAAGACTAAAGAAAATGTTATCAATACTGACTTAGGCTTTTCTGAAACTGCAAATAATAGATTTAGTTTTTCTAGAATGGATGATATGATGGGTTACATGTCTAATAGAATATTAAATAAACGTATTAATAAGTTTTCTGAATTATTTGATGCTAGCAACCCTAAGTTTAATGAAATACAAGATTTATTAATTGATGCAAATATACTACAAAGCGATAAAGCTGATATAAGAGTAGGCTTAAAAATGATAGAGAGTATAAATCAAGTAAAAATATTAGGAGCAGACGGTAAAATAGTTAAAGATACAGCATTGGTTTCAAAGGATAAAAAGTTTATTAGCTCTTTATTAGAAATTTTAGGCACTAAAAATAGATATGATACTACAAAAGTAGGTGATGTATTTATAAGTCAAGAAAAATTAGCAAATTTAAAAAACATATTTAATACATTAGGCATTAATGTTGATTCTAATTTATTATCTGAGTTTAGTAATCAAATTGTTCAACGAGTAGCATATGAAAATTTTAAACTAACTAACATAACTCCAGAACAACAAGCTTTATTTGAAGCATTTTATAGTTTAGGTACACCATCACAAAACAACAATTTTTCATTAATGGGATGGCATAAACCTTCTGGTAAAAAAGCTACAGGAATATTAGTACACAAAATTAAATATGAAGGTTCAGATCCTGAAATTATTGAAATTGTTAATAATTATAATAGAGAAGTCTCAAAGCTTAAAGAAAATGGTAAAACTCCAAAACAAGATAATGTTGTTACCGAAGGAGATACTTATACACTAACAGATAAAAGCACATTTTATATTATACAATCTGTAATGCAAGATGCAAAGCTAGCAAGTAATACTACTGCTAAATATGAATTGCAAACATATTTTACAAAAACAGCAGAAAATGAATTAGGAAGAAACGCAGCTCTAACATTTTTAAATGCTTACCCTAACAAAGCTTCTAAGCTAACTAAATTGTTAATTAATAATGGTGCTTTAGAAATGAAAAAAGGTACAGGTAAACAAGAGGGTACTTATGAATATCATGTAAATCAAGAAAAGTGGAATAAATCTCAAACTCAAGAGCAACTAAGAAAGTTTATTGAAGACTATGGTATTAATATGGATAGTTTAGATATAAAAATGACACATGCTCAAAAAGATGTTCAAGCTTATTTTGATGAAATGTATAGTCCAAATGATGCAAAATCTAATATGCCATTACCTGAATTTTTTCAAAAATATAAAATTAAAGATACTGATGGCAACTTAATACCTCCTAATCCAGTAGAAATGAATGATTTCTTAAATTCAAAATTAAAAAACGAACTAGGTGAATATAGAGGTTCAAAAGCTATAAAAGAAATATTTGATAGCATGGAATATAGTAAAGGAGATGCTAATGAAGCTTATCAAAGATTAGTACAAATGGTTACTAAGCATATGGATGGTAAAAACAAAAGAGTTTATTTTTTTAGTGAAGGAAGAATTCAAAGTAAAGATAGTAACCTTCATTCTTATGATAATCCATATTTCCAATATTTAGACAAAATAGGCTTAGAATATGCTTTAGTTGACGGTTTATCTGTAGACTGGAATTTTCAAGGTAATAAACCTAGATTAAAAGTTTTAGATGTATTCCAATCTGAATCTACAATTATTAATAAATACGATAGAACATTAATTAGAAATAGAAAAGATATGTTCTTACAATTATTAGCTAAAAAAACAAACATGGATAAATTTCCGTCTGGTATGGAAATAATTGAAATGCCTGGTATGAAGCTATCATTAATTATTGGAAAAGATATTGAAGTTGTTAATAAAATTAAACAACAATTTAATGAACTTTATAAAAGAAATATAGATAAAGTTAAAGGAACTCCTAATGAAGATTTATTAATGACAGTAAAAGAAAATTTAGAAAAATCTACAAAATTTAATGATGAAGTAAAACAAGCTTTTCGAGCATTAATAGCTGAAAATATGTCTACTGGTAAAGATAAATCTTTATTTGTAGATATGTTAAATATGACTGAAGGTGATTTGCAGAAATTTTTTGTAAATAGGCAAACACTATATAATACAATGAAATTTCAAAGACTTAATGAGCAAGTATTAGAAAGTTTAGTTGATTCTTATGATTATATAGGTAAAAAAATTAAAGATTCAGATAACAGAAGTTTAGATCCAGAAGGATTTAAAGCATCAAAATATTACTCTAAAAATAAAAAATTTGGTATTGCAGTTGTAAATGATAGTGCTGATAATCTAGGTTATAGTTTAAAGGAATCATGGGCTAAGCACAATAAAGGTAAAGAATGGAATGACTATTACGGTGGAAGAGAAAATGAAAGTGGATTTGATAGTATGACATACATTTCTAAACAAATGGCAGATATGTTATCTTTTTATTATGGTACTCCAAACTCTAAAGTATTTAAGCCTGTTATTAGTTCTCAAGGAGAAGGGAATTTAATGTATGGTAAAACAGCATTTATGTATGATCCTAAATTAGATTCTTTTTTTAAATCTAATCCTGGACTAGATATTTTAATGATGGGAAGTGCAGATAAATTAAAAGTTGCACAAGATAAAATATTAACTATTCCTAAAGCAGATATATACAATACAGGAGCAATAAATAAAAAGAATATTATTGATTTGCCTATAAAAAGTATAGGAATACAAAGTATACCAGATAAAAAAAGTTTATCTAAATTAAGCCTTAGTGTTATTAATCAAAGCACAGATGTAGACTTACAGCAAAAAATATATAATGATTATATTGTTCCTGATTTAGCTAGAAATTTAGAAAACTTAAGAAAAATTGTAAACGATCCTTTGGTTGAGCGTGAAATGATTAGAGAAATTAAAGAGGGTATGCATAAAGGAACTTTTGAATCTCAAGAATTATTAGATGGAGCAAATTACCACTTAGGTGCTCAGTTAGAATGGTTAAAATTATCTCCTTATGCAAGCTTAGATGTTTTTGGTAATCATTCTAAATTAAATTTATTTAAAAGCAAGTATATAGATACTGCATTATCTGTAATGTCTGAATATATTGACCCTAGAACAAAAAAATCTATTACATATGGTGGTAAAAGTGTAATTGGTCAAAGATTTGATACTGATTTACAAGGAACTTTATTTAATAATAAAACAGGAAAAATAGAAAGATATGGAGAAATTTTACTTCCTGAAGGGTTAGGGTCTGGTAATATAACATTTGACGGTAGAAACTTTAATATTAAAGTAATAGACACTAAAACAAATAAGTTAACTAATGCTAAAAAAATATTTGAAGAAATAATGGAATCTAAAGGCATTAAAAAAGAATCTATTGAATCTGGTTGGAAACATATGAGTGAATCAGAAGCACCATTAGAATCATTATTTGAATTTTTTAATAATAATACATTAAAAGACACGAGATATGACATTGCAGTTTCTACATTACGTTATCCTAGAACAAGACCAAATGATTTACATTTTTTACGTTTAAGAGGTTTTGTTAAAGGCGGTGGTCAAAAAACAATTGTAAATGCTTTAGACGTATATAATATATTTGAAGGTGATTACGATATTGATAAAGTAGATTTTTGGTGGGCAGGTAGTAATGCTTGGTACGAAAATATACAAAGACAACAAAAAGTATTTGTACCTACAGCGGATGTATCTACTGCAAAAGAAACATTGCCTAATATTAATTTACTGTCTAGAAATGCAAAACAAAACAATTTACAATGGGATATACTAACAGGTAATAAAAGAGCTATTGGAGATCTTAGAGGTGTAGTGCAAGCAACATCTGCTAAAGTTAAGTATATTGATAATTTAGCTGCTTCTGTCACAAATGCTCAAGGTCAAACTAGAAAAGTTATTTTAAGAAATCCAAATATTAAAGAAGGTGAAAATGGATATTGGGAAGTAAGAATGGATTGGAATAATTCAGATTATCATTTATCTCAAGCTTTAAATGGACAAATATTATTAGACGCAACATCACCCGATCCTAGTATTTTAAGGAGTACTAGAAATTGGATGGTAGACTTTTTATTTCCTAAATTTAGCGATAAAAATAGTGTTTCTAGAGAAGATTTTATTAATTCTGATGGTACATATAATACAAACAGATTAAGATTGTTTATGCAAGATAAAAAAACAGGAACTGGAGAAGCTAAAGATAAAAGAGTTAGATTATTTAAACGTATTGAATATGTAAGAGAAGGTAATGAAATTATTGAAAGAGAAGTAGATTTAGATTTACTTGATATAAAACATATACAAACATTAATGAATCAATACTCTAAAATATTAGAAGTCTTACCAGGAAGAAAAGTACATACTAATGGTGAATCTGCAAAAGCTACATACGAACAAATGGTTGAAACTTCTGAACTATACTTTAATTCTTTAGATAGAAATACATTTAGCAATAATATATTTAGAAAATTATGGTATTCTAAAGATTTTGACCCTAATAGTGGCGATGGATCGTTTAATTTTCAAAGTGGTGTAGGTAAACAAACATTAAAAGATTATTATGATTTTGCATATAGATATAAAAATGTTAAAGGAGCTGATGGCAAATATTCTAAACAAACATTATATAATTATGCTCCATATGCTAAGCAAAGTCCTTTCCATCCAGGTGTTATTGAAAACATGCATCGTGTATCTACTGGAGAAAGAGGTGGAGTTGCAGAAAAATCTTTACACTTACTTAAATCTGATCCTTTAAATAGATTATTAAGAGATACCAGAGTATCTACTAATGAATCATTATTACAAGAAAGAAAATTAGCAGAAGAACTATTAAATAATGACGATTTTAATATAAAAGAAATTGCTGATTTTATGCCATCTTTAATGGGTGAATTAAAACAAGATTATAATGCTTTAAAAAGATTAAAGTTTTTATCATATAGATTATCTCAAAGTAGGACTAAAAATAAAATACAAAAACAAAAAGCATTTGATGAACAAATTAAAGTATTAGAAGAAAAATTAAAACCACTAGTTAATAAAAAGTTTAAATTTAGTAAAAGTACAAAAGATATTCAATTGCCTAAAATACTAGACATTCAAGATGACGCTAAATATGTTGATGCTACTGTATCATATTATACTTTAAATTATGCAAGAAATATATTTGGGGCTATGAATGCTAAGCCTGGATACAGAAGAAGCGTAACAGAGGCTAGAAAATTAGTTGGAGAATCTTATGCAAATAAAAGCGAGCTATATGGTGTAGGCTATGGAAGAAGATCTATATATACTACTGAAATGGATAGAGTATTATCTAATCGTGAAAGTATTGCAGATATAGAAACAAAAATACATAACGCTATTACAAAAGGTGTGAATGAGCATGGTATAAGTTGGTTATGGGATTTTGCTATGCCTTCTCAAACTGATATACAAGGATATATAGGAGTTTATAAAAATAATGCTATCCCTATGTCAGTTAAAGCATCTGGTAATTATAAACGAATTGTAAGATGGATGTTAGATGCTCATTCTCGTAAACTTCCTGAAGGTTTTTATGCAGCTTATGGTGGTAAATGGCAAGCAGAACATTTTACAACAATATTAAAACATTTAGCAGAGACAGATTTTGTTTGGAGAAACTATTTTAGTGGTAAAAGTAAACATTTACCATCAGATGTATTTGAGTTAAATAAAATATTAACTTATGGTGCTCCTAAATTTGATTATAAACTAAATAACTTATTTGAAAATTATACTGATATTAAATCTACTAAACATATAGACGAGTTTAATCCTTTTGGTATGGGAAAAAGATACGGTCAGCAAATAGAATTTTTTAGAGCATTATCTAATATGAATGAAGAAATATCTGGAGAAAAATTTAATAAAGGAGCTGAAATATTATCTTATACTAATCAGTTAATGATGGAAAATGGGTTTTTAACACCGCAAAAAACATTAGCATTACTTGGTGATGCAGCTAAACAGCTTGGACCTATGCTAAATAAAGTATATCCTGCTTCTGTTGACGTTAGAACTGGTGAAGCTAAACCTTTAAGACCTATATCATTAGTAAATAATCCAGTACATGTTCTTATTGGCGGCAATGGTGGTAATGGTAGCCCTATGTCTTTAAACTTTTATAAAGCTCAAAGTAAATATGTTAGGGATATGCAAAAAAGTATAATTAAACAAGCTGAAAACATTAAAAACACTGAAGAAAATGTGTTTCGTAAAGAGTATTTTGAAACAAGACAACATGAAGATGTTAGTAAAAAACCAGGAGATTGCTAATGGGATGTGGACTTTCTAAAAATCACGAAAAACTATTTGAAATAGGACAGAAATTTATTAATAATCCCTCTGTTAGAAATATATTTAATGAAGGTGGTGCTAGTGATTTAGTACTAAAAAAATATATACAAATGTTTGGCTTTAAACCTAGTGAACACATTGTATTTGATGTAAAACAATCAGATATAAATAAATTTAAAGGTGAATTAAAGCATATTTTAAAGCAAATTAAAAAAGGTAAAATTATAAATAATTTAGGTTCTTCAGTATATACAACTTCTGCTGTAGTAAGAAGAAATCCTGCACTAGGAACATTGTATGATAATTTTTTAAAAACACAATATAATTTAAAAGGTAGACAGTCTATAGATGTAGAGCAATTTAATAACATGATGACACATTTATCAGAAGCTGGAGTAATAGAAGGTTTATTGCCTTCAACAAAAAGTATTAAAAAAGCTCAAAAACTAGCTACAAAATATCAACAAGAAATTGAGTCATTGCGTATTGATGCAAACAATGGAAAAGATGTAGATATTAAATTACAACAAGCTGAAGTTAAATTAGATAATTTTTTAAGTGAAGGTGAAGGTATTGTATTTAAAAAGTTTATTGAAAAGATAGAAAGTAAAACAAAAGGGATTAGGTCTTTAAAAGAAATTCAAGAAATTGAAAAAAATAGAGATAGATCTAAAAAACTTACTGATAATCAATTAAAAATTATTAGAGACTCTATACATAATTCAGGAATTGCAGAAACTCCACAAATGGCAAATGCTTTAACAGAGTATGTTATGCTTATGAATAGAGGCTATCATACTTTAAATAAAGGCGTAGAAGCCTATATAAGCGCAGTAAAAGAAGGTATGGTAGCTAAAGGTATTACTAATACAGAAAAGCTTGACCAAGTTTCTAAAAAATTAAGAGATAAAATATTGCCAGATCAAAAAATTGGTTATTATCCTCATTATAGATATGATTTAAATGCAGAGTTTTTAGATGGCTTAATGCCTAAATTACAGAAATTATCTATTGAAAGTTCTTTTGGTATTGAATCTAGACAAAATATAGAAAGCTTAGCAGAACCTAAAGATTTAATAGAAGCAGCTTTATCAGATATTAATACTTATCTATCTAAAAGAATTAAACCTAGAACTAAAGATTTAGATAGTAAACTATATTCTATGAACTTTCCAGTAACAATAAAAAGATATTTAGATGAAATAAATAGATTTAATTTTGTTGCTCACACGCAAAAATATACAAGGCAAGTTTTAAATGAGGCTATGAAAGGTTATAAAAAAGGTAAAGATTTAGAAGGTTATGGCAGGCAGTTTACTGAAATGGTAATGGATTTACAACAAGCTCAAACTGGAATTAAAGATATTAAAGCTGGAGAATGGAATAATTTATCTAGAGGATTGTTAAATTTAGAGTTTGCTTCTAAACTTGGTTTTAATCTTCGTTCAGGTATTGTTAACTCTACTCAGTATTTATTAAATCTAGTAGAGTTTGGACCTATCATTAAAAATAAAGCTGCTAATTGGTACAAAGGTGATTTTAAAATGGAAAAATATGTTTTAGAATCTATGAGAGAATCTGGATTAAGATTTAAATCAGACAATCCTGAGTTGTTAGACATGCAATCATCTAAAGCATTTAGTCAAAATGTAAAATTAAATGATGGTGGTGAAATTGTATTTACAAAACCTAGTAAATTAAGCAAATTTGCTGATATGACAGGATCACTTGCTGGTAAATCAGGATATTTTATGAGAGTAGCTGAAAACTTTAACAGAGAAAGCACATACAAAATTGGTTTTTATAAGATGTGGAAAACACTAGAAAGTAATGCACGTTATAAAGACATGATGAATAAAAAGTTTAATGGTAAAATGAGTCAAAAACAATGGGAAGCGGAACTTAAAAAACGATCTAAAAATTACGCGCAAAACATGGTTAATTTATTGCATTTTGATTATTCGAGTGTATCGAAATCTAAATTATTAAGATCTCCAGTTGGAAGGTTCATGTTTCAGTTTCAGCATTATGCTCATAAATTTTTAGAATACAATTTAAAAGTTGCTAGAGATGCAAAAAGCTCTATACTATCTGGTGACTTTAGCATGTCTGGTGATGCAGGAAAAGCATATAGAATGGGGATGACTTACTTTTTAGTTCCATATTTAATTGGAGCACTATTTGAAAGAGATGCATTTAGACTTATACAACATGATACTGCTTCTAGAGTACAACAATGGTGGAAATTCTTTACAGGAGATGAAGATGAATTTAAAGAAGCTACATATGGAAGAGGAGCAATAGGTGCATTAGTAGGTTTTCCATTACTTTCTGATGCTTTAACTACTGGAGAACTTTTAGAATTATGGGAGTTAGATGATGATAGTTATAGAAGTTTATTGATTGGGTATAACGATCAAAGTGCTTTGTCAGGAGACCAAAAATATGCTAAAGCAGCAGGTGTTATTAGCCCTGCATTAAAAAGATATTTATATACTACAAGTGATTTAGCGTTTTCTGGATATTTAAGTGAAGCTATTATGCAAGAAATGAATTTTTATAGAAGTACTAAATCTAAAGAAAGCAAAGAATTACTTACTAATGCATTTAGAAATAATGCTCCTGATAAAGTATTAGAAGTTTTAGATAGCATACAAGATTCTATTGAAGGAGGAAGACGTAAATCAACCTCCTCCAAAAAGAAACCTAAAGATTCTTACTTTTTAGGATATTAACTGGAATAGTTTTTCATTGAATCTACTAACGATTGTTTAAAATCTGATAATATTTTTTGTAAACTATCAATTAATTTAATGTTTTGTATAATATACTCAGGATTATCTTCTTGACGTTCTTCCATTTTGTGTACTATTTTTTGTATTACTTTTGCAGCATCTATTGATTTTTGCATTTCTTATCTCCTATTATATTTAAAAATTCATCAAATTCTAAAACAGCATAAACTTTAGACCTATTTCTTTTAATAACCAAAATAGGCACTCTATCTTCAGAATTATCTTCTGCTTGTTCTAATGACTTCCAAAGATTTAGTCTTTCTGTATTTTTGCATTCAAAGCTGTAAGGAATAAGCTTTTTTGCTATTGGAGATAGTACAATATCTTCGCCTCCCATTCCCATAGTCTGTGACTTAATATCATCATACTCGAGCCGTGGCATCTTAGTCCACAGATCAACGAAGATAGATCTAAGCTTATCCCTTACTAAATTTTGTAGATTCCGTCCCTTTGCTTTCGCACTCTTTACTTTCATGTTTCCCCCTTATAGTTGATTTAGTTATAGCATCCCATTTATTAGCATCTAATGTAGGTGTATTAGCCCATTCAATAGTACCTTTTATGTCTTGTTTTGGAACTATTATTTCGCAGTACTCATTATATTCTGTTCCACATACACTACATGTAAACCATAAATCCCTATTTGGGTTTGATGATTTTTGTTCCATTTGATTCTCCTTTCAATTTAGCGCTAGCTTCTAGAATTTCTTTTTGATATTCATGAAAATCTTTAACATCTTTTTTAAATTCAATATATTGTTTTAAAGAATTTCCTATATTTTCAATCATTTCAATAGCAATATTATTAACATTAGTTAGCATTTCTACTTTTGCGACAATTTCTTTATTTGTTGGCTTTTTTCTTTCCATACTTTTTTACCTCCTTCCCTTTCTGCACACTTAGCGCATATACTTAATTTTTGTTGAGTGATAAAGCCAATCCATAAATACTTTTCAGTATATTTTATTTCATGGCACATACCACATTTTTCATTTAACTTACCTAAATATTTGACTATTCCAAATATCAAAGACCAAGTCCTTCAAGTCTTTTGTTAGCTTCTATTCTTTTATCTTCTGGCATACTTTCCCAGTATTCCATAAATATATCATAAGCATGTCTATATTTAACTAAATCAACAATAGTTTCATCATTTGTTTTGTCAATATCATCGAATAATTGTTTTATATAACTCATAATACAGGCTCCTTTCCTCTTAATTTACATTGATAATAGTATCTTTGACGTTTATGTATGTTCCAAGGTGTAAAGTGTGTATAATCTTTATCTTTTGGATTTCTACCTAAATGAAGATCCTCACGTGTAATAAAATGTATGTATTCAGTAACTCTCATGACCACCATTTTCTCCATTCTATTTGACGCTTTTTCTTATCTTCTTCTATTTTTTTAGTTTTTGTAGTATTTCTCTTTTTGTATTTAACTCGACCTACACTAGTCATTTTAGGAAAAACACTTTTCTTTTTTTCTGTCATATTACCTCCTAGAATATGTATCTTATTTCTTGCCATGGCAATACAAAGTTATGTAATTCTTTAAACTTTGATATACAACGCCACTTATAATTATATTTATATCTAATATTAGTATTCCCATATTGAGATACTTTAGTTTCTTGTATGTTAGGCTTCCATAATAACTCTTCTTGTTCTATTTTATTGTTATCTAAATTATATTGATGCATTTGTTTATTATGTGTTAAAAATATTACTTCACATTTTACTTTATCTTTAATACTGTTATCAACATACTTATCAACAGTTTCAAATAAATCTATATACATATCCCTAGAATCTTTATGCACTATAACTGGAGAATAATTTAAATGAACATCATATCCTGCTTCATAAAAATCATTAACTGCTTTAATTCTATCAATAATTTTAGATGTACCAGGTTCTAATTTATCAGCTAACTTTTGAGGCATAATACTAAACCTAATTCGTATTTTTCTATCTGCATCATAATCTAATAAATCTTTATTAACATATTTAGTAGCAGCAGTGCCCATAGCTTTTTCATGATACTTAAAGTAATTAAATATAAGTCTCCAATCATGATACCTAGAATGTAATATAAAATCTTCATTACAACTAAAATCATAACTATAATATTCTTCATGTGTTTGATTAGGCTTTTTAGGCCATTTAAGATCATTGCTATGGTTTTCTATAGCTATAAGTATATCTTCAGGATTTTGAGCTACTGTAAGCCCATTTGGTACATGTCTACGCATATAACAATACGCACACTTGTATAAACAACCAAAACCAAAGCTAGGAGTAATAAAATCACTACTACGTCCTGATTCTCTGATTGTCATTGCCTTTCTATTTACATATTTCATATCTTCCCCTTTGTTTTAATAAGAAAGCATCCCCAAACCAACCGTTGGCCAAGACCGCTATTGCGATATGATGATACTGGCTTTCTTATCAGGCTTTATTATTCTAAGCTAATCAGTAACGTAAGTCACTGGCGTAACTAAACGACCTGTGATCCGACACCTACGCTTCTGACATTCTTCAACACTACCAAACTTCTTAAGTTCATTAACTCTACCTGATACCGCATTAATATCGAATCCTGTAGCTCTAGTCAACTCTCGAAGTGTTATGCCAAAGTCTTTATCTTGATGAGGTATAGCATACACAAATGATTTAATATAATCACTTTGCGATACTACTGTACCATCTTCATTAATTTCCTTATAGGCTATTCTAGACGTAACTCGTGCCATTTTGTACCTCCTTGTTTTGTTTTAACATATCTTCAGCTTGTTGTTTATTTAAAGCTTCCATTTTTTCTTTAGATTCTATCATACCCCATAGTATACATAAATATACTATAGCATCTGTTAATCTACCCTTTACATTTTCTCTTTGTGATACGTGACCTTTAATATAAGATGCAATACCATCTATATGCTTCATAAGATATATCCAAAGAACCATTTCTTGTGAATTCCCTGTTTGATTAGCTATTCTTTGAAAATTAGCAAATACATTATCTTTATTCATAGCATATTCTTTTTGACCTTCAGTATGCATAGTTTTAACTTCATTAAGTATCGAATCAATCAAAGCTATCATTTCCCTGTGTTTCATCATTCTATCCTCACGTTATTTACATTTAATCTAACATTAAGAAACTCTTTCTCTCTGTTTTTATCACTTTTAACATGTATCATTTCTATAAGATTTGTTTCTTTATTTCTATATGGTGTTAATGATAATAGTTTATTAGCATTATATGCCACACGGAATGAACCTCTAGAAGATGATATATCCATGCCTTCTTTAAAAGCAGATTTACTAATTTCACTAACAGCAAACACAACTACGTTGTATTTAACTGCAAGTTCCATAAGAGCTTGAGAGGCTTCTTCCACTTTCATATTATTGTCTTGACGTTTACTCTTAAATAGACCCATATGATCAACAACTACAAGCTCTGGTTTATTTTCCATCATAGCTATTTTATTTTCTATATCACTAGGATATGGAGAAGAATAATCTACAGTAAGATACTCAAATTTATCTTCTTGACCATTTTGTAATTGACTATAATGAGCTTCTAACTCTTCATGTGTCCATTTATTTTCTATCATTACAAATCTAGACCATATTTGTCTTGGAGACATTTCCATCTCAATAAAATATGTTGGTTTCTTTAATGCAACTATCCAATTTTGTAATAACATTGTTTTCATACTAGCAGGTGGAGCTTGTATAATAACTACTTCACCTGGATAAATAGGAAAATCTTGACCATACAACTCACCTATATTTATAGGGTTATGGTCTTTAGAATAAAACTCTATTAATTCTTTTTCCATAGCAGATGCATTCATTACACTTTCAGTTCTTACACTTCTTTTACCTCTATGCAATTTACATGTACTATCACAATAGAATTTAATTATAGGGTCATCCCATCCATAAGTATAGCCTTCACCTCCGTGTCCTTTATAACAACCAGTAATAATGTTATCCATTTCTGCTTGTTTAAATTCATGTTGAATACTTACTCGTTGTCTCCAATTTTCCATAATCATTCGTACTATATTCTCTGGAAAACGCCATCTAAGATATGCAGCAAGTCTTAATGCAACCATATGCCTTTTACCTTTAGGTGCACCTTCCATCATTTTTTGAATACATGTATGATGTTTTGTCTCTAATGACTGTGTTTGTATTTGTTGTTGTTTCGGTTCTTCTTTAATTAACACATTAAATACAGGTTTATCTACAGGATCTACAGGCTCAGATTCTTTTTGTTCTGAAGCATAATGTTTAATAACGCTTTCTAAGTCTTCTTTATTGCAATTCATAACATTATTTACATAATCTTCATGTATTTGCACTTTAAATAGACCAGATTTACTATTTTTAGTATTATTTATTCTAATAATTCTAGTTTTATCTGTTACTGAAGGGTCAGCTATATTGAATATACCTTTATCTGTTAATTCTTTCTTTACAGCTATGTGTAAATCTTTATGAGCTTCCCATTCAAATGCACTTCGATGTATACCTACATGAAATCCAGTACCACTAAAATAAACTTTACTGGGAACATCTAGCTGTTTTAAGAGTTTAAGTAAATCAATTAATTTATCTCTTGCATCTAATACATTACTACCATCTACATCTAACAAAAATTCTTCTGGCATATATATTTTACCATCAAATCCTGATAAAGATTTATTATCACTATAATAGTTCTTTACATCTTCATCATAATCATATAAAGAACAAAATGTATCGTTCTCTATTCCTTCCCATTGTTCAATACTATCAGCATCATGAAAATGATGTCTATTAGATAATCCGAACGCAATTTCTTTAATCATATCCTCTCCTTTCGGTTATATAAGGGGCGCTCACATATTCCTTTGCCATTTGGACTTACAGGACCAGTTGTTGCACCCCTTATCACATTAACTAATTAAAACGGTATTTCATCACTTGATGTTGTACTTGTCTCATTAGTCGTAGTGGAGGATACAAAAGTATCTGTCTCTACTTCGCCACTTGTTAGTTTTGGTTTAACGAACTTAATAAAGTAGTTATTAGCTTTATTCTTCCAATATTGTACATCATCTGCTGTAAATTCTTCAGCAGCATTTTTAAATACTGTTGGAACAAATTGTTTTAATATTCTACTATATTTACCATCTTTATAAAGATAGATATTAACTGTTTTACCAGCAAGGTGCTTAGGATCATCATCCATTTTAATTACAACTTTACCGTCATCACTTTCTAAACCTCCTGTGATACCAGCATTAGCAAATCTAAAGACTTGGCCTATAGCCCATTCTTCTCCATTGCTAACATTAGCGTAAATTCTAGCATTAAAGTTTTCAGGATAACCTTCAAACCATACATCTAGATATTTAGCATCGTTATAAACACCATAAGCAGCTCTAGCAATAGTTGCTTCTTTCCAACCTTCAGCATAACTATTACCACCACCACCTTTATTAACTGTCATTGTTCTAGCCATTAGTACCTCCTTGTATTTGAATTGAATTACCATCATCATCTGTTTGTGCTATACCTACCATAGCCGATAGTGAAAATCTTCTTGCATAAGTAATAGTAGCTCCTACTGCTTGTGCATCTTGTTTACCACCAATAGGCATTTTTAACTTTGATTTAACCCATTGTCCTGATTCATGTAATAACATAGTAGTTACATAAAAGCTACCTTTATCACACGTATCATTTCCTTGTATTACGGATAAACCATTTTTAGTTAATTGTGGAAAGCATGATTTAATTACAGTATCTAAATCAGCATAATCAGACTTGAAGAATGGATTAGTACTACTTTTCTTAGCACCTCTAATTTCAGATTGAGCTTTAGCTAACGCTGCAGCCAATTTGTCAATTTCAGGTGACATCCATTCGTTTTTTCTTCTATTTATAGGGTCAGAAGTCCCTTTGGGTTCTTGAATTGCTTCCATGAATCCTCCCTCTGTTTTGTGTTTTTATTATCCCTAGATGGGGGTTATAATTTACATACTTTATTTCTATTTTCCAAGTATCATTGTAGGAAAGTTAAATGAGAATTTTTTATCATAAGGCTGGTTAGTTATTAACTTCCTAACAGCATTACAAATAAAACTTCCACTCATATTACTACAATAACTTGTTGCCTTCATTGTACATGGTTCAGGATCAGAATCACCATCAGGATACCATGTTTTAAGGTAATTTTTTAATGTTGGCTTTGGTAAGACATATTGTTGGTAATGTTCAGCTCCCATACGACCATCAATAATTGCAAAAGGTTTAATTCTGCTTTTAGATATATGAGTTACTGCATCTAATCTAGATTTCATACTATCAAAACCTAGTATAATTATATCATTATGCTGACTCATAGGTATATATTCATTGTCTTCTGGGAATTTACCAAAATATTTATCGACTGTTTTCTTGTTTCCAGTGATATTTATTATATGATGATAGAGACAATCAACCTTATTTTTACCGACATCTTTTATGTTATATTGACTTACACCTATATTTGGTTGCTCAACAACATCTCCATCGTATAAAGCAAAGTTTTCTGCTCCCATTCTTGCCAACTGCATGGCTGCAGAGCTACCAATAGCCCCGCAACCAAGTATATGGTAAGAATAGTCATTCATATTACTAACAATATCACTGAATCTACTATTTTTGTCCATGTATCCCTCCTGTTAAATAACTTTCATTCCAGCTTTGTTCATCAGCATAATCCATATAAGGATCTAACTCTTCATAACCAGGATCACAAATGATTAAATCCCATGCATGTATTTCTAATAAGCTATCAAAATCACATTTTTCTATTAGTTCTACAGACAATGGCATTTTAGCATTTTCTAATCTTCTGTTTACATCCTTTATTTTATTAGCATATTTTTCATAGTTAAATTCACCAGCTATAAATGAAGAATTTATACTATCTACTTTTTCTAATAATTGAATCCATGCTGTTCTTATTATATTTCTTTCACTATGCTCATTAAGATTTGCATTGAATAAAGTAGTTTGATCTGTTCCAGGAATAACAGTTCCACTTGTTACTCCCTTATTAGTCCATTTACTCCAACTACTACCAGAATTATACCAATTAGTAGCTGGTTTAGTACAGAATTTTTCTACTTCATCATTAATTTTCTTAGGTATCTTAAATTCTTTATTATCATTTAAGATATTAAGTTCAACATCTTTATGCATTACAAAAGGTTTCCATACTGATACTCTACATTTATATTCTTCTTTTACATTAACTACTAAAGCAAAACTTAAGTCGCCATCTTCATATTCATCTATAGTATTTGTATCAGTACCACTCCAGAAAGCATCCATTTTAGCATGAGAATGCCACCAACAAAAGCGAATGTTCTTTTTCTTATACTTCATAGCCATTTTACTGTAATATGCTGCTAATTCAGTTTTATCTAATTCGCATAATGCTGGAGATACTTCTTGTTTCATTATTACTGGATCTGTAATTTGCCAGTCACCATCCTCATCTTGAATAGTTACTGCCATACCACCTATTTCTGTGCTCCATTTATTTGAAGCACATCTGGCATAATTAATTATCTTATCCCAATCCTTCTTTTCTATAAATACTTCCATTATTGATTCCTCCTATTATTTACTAGATTTAATGTTAATGCTTCCAGAGCTTCTCTTTCAGCGTTTGTTGTTGTAGGTGAAACTTCTACAGGTTCATCTTTATATATCACTACAGCAGCTTTATACGATGGACATTCATCTTTTACAGTACAATATGCAGAACAATAAGATTCTTCTGTAACATTTATCCCATCTTCAGCCTGATCTTGAACAATATGACCATATCCACAATTAGAAGGTGTCATTTTAGCATTTATATTGTAATATTCATCATTGCCTTCTAAGAAATTAGGCTGTCCAAAGTAAGATCTATTAATTTGATTAAGTGGGCCTGTTTGAGTGTCATAATGTGTCATCAATCTATTTATAAATACTTTTAATGATATAAAATCTAAAGCTCTTACGCAAGAATGAAATTCTTGATTCATAGCTCCTACACATACATATCTAAAAGCATCGTTAAATATATTATTATAATTATATGAATATCCATTACCACTTATAAATGGATGTTGCAATCCTTGATAACTACCATACCATCTGCCACCTATAGCATAAAACCAGTTTTTAGTACTGTTACCATTGGCTACTCTAATACTATTTGGTATTCTATTTACATCAAGTTTTGCAGATATTAGACAATTAATTATTTTTACTAATGATATTCTTATAACTATGTAGCCTTCTCCAGGTAAATTAATTTCTGCTATATTATCTGGATTTTCGTAATGCCTATAGTTAATTTTTACATCATTATAATTATATATTATATCTAATAAATAATTAGTAACAACTCCTTCAGTTTCTATTGGACTTATTCTTAAACCAAAAGCACCGTCAGACATTTCATATTGCCTATACAAATGAGCTTTTATTACTTCCCATGACTCAATTACATCATCAGTATTATCTTGCATTATGAGCCCTTGTTGCCTAAAGCTACTTAATATGTCTTCAATATTTGCTAATTCAGTCGACATATTTCTTAATCTCCAATTAGCATTATCTTTAACTCTTTGTACAACTTTTCCTAATGAATTTGCTTTCTTATGCATTTCACCTTGATGCCATAATATATCTTTTATAGTATCATAAGCTCCTGGTTTCCAATAAAACTTTTTAGTAATACCAAGAGGTTTAGTAGGTGCATGTAAATTGTAAGACCTTACTACATGATTTTCACCTTGTACGTATCTAGTATTAAATTCATCAATTAATTCTAATACTTCAGCTTGAGGTCCTAATTGAATATTTTCTATTAAGCTTGTCAAGTCTGGATTTAATTCAAATAAGTTTGTTTGCATTGTATCTCTCCTATATTGTAAGAAAGGGGACAGTAAGTGGATTGTAAGTGTGAGTAGACTATCCCCCTCCTCTGTGTTTACACTAAACTAGCAACCGCCAGATTTATTATTCTGAACAGCTGCCACTACGGAACCATCTGTAAGTTCATGAGTATCCGCCACATTAGTACCATTTACTGCAATATCAGCACCAGGGCTAATATCTAATTCAGCTCTCAATTGAGCTACAGTTAATGAAGTGACTTCTTTATCTACAAATCCACCACCCGCTAACCATCTTATCGTTCTAGTTGTTGCCATATTTGGCCTCCTTTTCCTGTTTAGTTAACTATTTCCAACTATTTAGCTTATCAACATAGCAATCTTCTGCTATTTCAGCTAATTTTTCTATTTCTAGATTATTACTCTTAGTATCTTTAAATTTCATAGTATATTCTTTAATGTTACCAGTTTTATCTAATCTAATTACTTTTACTTTTAACATATTTCAAAGCCTCCTGATTCTTTGCAAAATTCAGCAAATCTTCTGACATTATCAGTATTAAAAGGATAACTTGACTTATAATTAATATCTTTATCATCACTTTTTTCTGCTTCTTTTCTTTTTATTTCAAAATGATTTGCATATTTATCAGTTTCACCAGATTCTATCTTTTTAAACAATATATCGGCTATTTTCATTGCTTTAGTTTTAGTAATAACTCTACCATCATTATAATGACCAGCTGTTATATCATCTTTGTCAAGAACATCTATGCATTCATTACATACATAGTCCCACAATGGGCGCCACCACCATACATTATTACGAAAATATATACCAGGGTTATCATCATGATGCTTTTCCATTTGTTCCCAATATTTTTTGCGATCATTTTTATTTAGATTGTCTTGCATTGACCATCTTTCTGCAAAATCATCAATTGACTCTATCATACCATAAACTGTAGTATCATCGAGCTCAACATTTACTTTAGGTTTTATCCCATGTACATCAAATCCCATTATTTACCTCCTTTTAGCCTAGCTTGGCGTTTTCTACGATCATTAAAGTGTTTTAATAAATACGTAGGTATATTATATTTATTCATATCATTAATAGCATGATATTTAGTTCTCTGAGTTCCGTTTATATTCATCTTTATCTCCACTTAAGTTATCATTGTCTCGTAAAACAGGTTCTATCCTGTCCATAAGTTTTTTACCCAATTTATCTTGCCTATTTTGTATTGCTATATAAGTGTAAACATCTCTTAATAATTGCAATATATCTCTTACATTCCTAAAATGTATACCCATTATTAATCTCCTTAGTTAGTTTATTGTAAATTTATTAGAGAACTACGAACATACGAGTAAACGTATATCCTACATACCGCTCCAACCTGGTGATCACCGCGTTTTTCAAGTTGGCGTTAATCATTAGATACATATGATTAGTTCTCTAAATCTTTGGGGCGAACCATCTGTTATTTTCGAGGTGTATTAAGTGATCAGGCATGTCGTCCCCCGACCATATCGATATATTGTCAACATTGCTCACCAGCATGTATCGAAAATATCTAGGTCATCACCCTTGCACGTTGAGCTTAAGTCTTACAATTATCTTCAAATTCAGATAAATCCTTATCACCACCTTCAATTTTACCAGTAAGAGCATCTCTGTATATATGATTATTATTATTATCAACAGTTTTACCATATTTTACATGAGTTGTAGCAAAATCAAGATTTATATTTCTAGAAGACATAGATTCTATCTTATCAAATGCTGACATCATAATATCTCTATATGATTCACATTTTTCACAACCATCTGGTCCATGTTCTCCTGCATGCCATAGAATATCCATATGTGACATTATATTTTCATATCTTTTATCACTATTACTATATTTCTTAACTTCTATCACATTTTTATTTTTAAGTTGTGCGATTTCGTCCAACTTCATTAAATATTTTTTGTAATCATCTCTTGATGTATCTACAGCTATACTGATTTGATGCTTAAGATCTTCTATCATTTGATTTTTAATCTTTAATTTAGCTTTTAAAGTATACAAATCTTGACCAAGTGATAGTATTTCTTCTTCTTTTTCTATCATTTCATCATCTTTTTGCATATCAGCTTCCATTGCATCTCTCATCCACTTATCTTTTAATACTTTATAAGCTTCTGATATATCTTTATCATCTTTCTTATCTTTGTATTGATCTTCCATTTTATTCTCCCTTAATTAGTTTAGTGTGTATTAACAAATATTATCTATAATTTGTTTCTATAAGCTCATTTCTAAGATATTCCGCAAATTTCTTAGTATCTTCAAGATCTTTTTCTAACTTCTTTATTTTTTTCTTTAATCTTACTAGTACTATTTTATCGTGCATTGTATTCCTCCTTAATTATTTTAATATATGTAGGCATACATCTTCCAGAAATGACGTTAGGTTTGTTATCTATATCAACAGGTGCCCCCGTATCAATATTTTAGATCAACTTGTGGTTGAAGACAAGCGGCGACCAAGCTACTAAATGCATCCCTACACATAATTTTATAGTATCATGATGGATCTAAGCTCATACTCTTGTCCATCTCTACATTATGAGAGAAACCCAATTAGGGCCTTGTAGTGATACTAATTCTTTAGTATGGTAGCATAGATATAAATATCCACGGGTTCATGATTCCCATTATACACCACCATACTGGTCGCGAGTAGAGCAATAGCTCATCGAAAAGTATAGGATATAAATATTGTACAGTCTCCATTTAAGCAGCAAGCTGCCCCTAATTGACGAAGTTAGGTAGTAAGAGTCACTTTTAGACCACTACGCAAGCGTATTATAATATCTATATCCTAATTATAAAATTATAAGTATAAGGCCTCGGTATCATTCATCTAACTATCTATCTGTTACAAAGCCGCTAAGCTACGGGACTGTGCACTAAGTCCTAGATTGCTAGGGAGTTTCAACTGTACCTTATACTTAATGTTGTAGCGGAGGTTGGAATCGAACCAACAAACTTGTGGTTATGAGCCACACTAGGCTACCAAGCCTGCTCTCCGCAATTGATTGAAACTTACTTACATCAACGAATGCATTACCCGTTCTTTTATAGATATAATTAGAATAGTTGGGTTGATTCTATTACAGATGTTGTTTAGTGTAAGTTTATACTATATATAAAGGAAGCTACTGCACATACGGTATATATTATGACACATATGGAGTGCATATACAGTAGCATTCCCGTGAAACATTCCAGAAAACTACAGATTATTCGTCTGTAGTCTTCTCGAAAGGTGATTCATACTCTTCATCTTCTTTCAAAGTTAGGTCAATATTAACACCAAACAATGTAGCTTCTTCTATAACATCTTTAATAGCAGCATCACGTTGTCTTTTAAGATCCATTTGACTTGCTATAGGCTGTCCTAGTATTCTATTCCAACCTCTTTTAGCAGGTGCATTCTCAATCTTAGGTGCAAACCTTTTAAATATTCCTTTTACTCTATTACGATATTCCATCTTTTCTTCTGTCATTTTACTATCTCCTTTTATTTAAATAACTATAAAATATTTATATATATTTATATTAAAAAAATCTATATGATTTTTAACTAAATTTCCTTTTTGGAAATCCGCCCGATAGGGCGGTTATACATAAAAAAGACCACACGATAAAATGCTACAATTTTGAAACCTTTTCTCTTCGTGAAGTAATATAATTTTTTACCATCTCCCTTCGACAAAATCTAGGATTGCTTTCCCAAAACCGACCAATTAGTCTGCAAAATTCGTAAGTCATTGTATTTCAGCAACTTACAGCTCAAAAATAATTCTTGATTTTTAAAATAAAAGTATATAATATATGATATAATAAATTTATGAAAGGAGGTTATAGTTATGGCATTAAAAAAGTATATCCTAACTATAGAATATGATGATAACGGAGATAATTGTGAATATATTGAAGAACAAATCATTGACGATACCTCCGATAATAAACGAATAATATACGAGGCTGAACTCGATAAGTACTTTACTGATACAGATCTAGCATGTTTGTTAGATGACTTAGCGGAAGCATAAGTAAGCGGCCGCTGGCGCGGCCTCGTTAATAACCAGGGAGATAAAATAATGGACACATGGACATTAGGAGAAAAATACAAAGCTCAACAAGAAGAGTTAAGAGAGTTAAAGGCTCGTGTTAAGTATATGGAGGAGTACCTAGCTACATTAACAAAGGGAAACAAAAAGGATGAGAAGCTACAAGATAAACAAAGTGGTTCATCACGTGTTCGAGCCACAAGACGAAATACCAAAAAGTCTTAACGTATTAAGCGACTGGAGGAAAGGTCGAATTGGCGACTGGGTGAAGACGGATGACGAATGTGTTATTCAAGTATTAAGACGAGGGCAGATGTTACGCTCAAAAGGTAGAGATAAGGTCAGGGAATACATAGGTACGTGCACTGGCACATTTCCTATAGGACCCCGTGTAAAGATGGATGCATCTAAAAGGGCTAATATATACTCATTCGGGGGGAGTAAAAGCCCAGACACTATTCTCTTAGACCGTGAAAATCTGACCAAAGCTGAATCTGTCTTCGTTTTATACGTATCTAAAGGTATGGCGATAGAGGAAGCATATATAAAAGCATTTCCTACAAATAATATTAGGTATGCAAAAGAAAAGTCGGCAAGTTTAATAAAGACTGAAAGGATTAAAACTGCTATGAAAGAAGAATTAAAGCCTGTATTAGAAGAATTAGGCATAAATGAAGAGTATATTATTAAAGGTATTAAATCAGAGGCTGAAACTGCTGATAAATCTGACACAAGATTAAAAGCTTTATTTAAATTATCTGATATTATGGACTTAGAAGACAAAAATCAAACTAAAGTTACACAAATATCAGGAGCAGTATTTAAAGGGTTTGGAGAAGCTAACTTAGAAGAGGCAAAAAGACCTGTTGAGATAGAAAACAAATGAGTTTTTTTAAAACATTTGTAGAATATATTAAAGCAGATAAAGATATAATTAAATATAGACTTGATATATGTCAGAAATGTCCTTTTTTAAGCAATAATTCTAGATGCAGCCAATGTGGTTGTTTTATGAAAATTAAAACAGTAATAGGACCAGCACGATGTCCTGTTGGAAAGTGGTAATGAAAGAAGTTAGCTTAATGAGTTTAGTAAACTCAGGTTTAAAAGATGTATTTGGTATTGGTGAAAAAAATTTATTGTCATATATAGAAACTTTAGACCTGAATGATCAAGAAACAAAAGAACAACTTGTTAAATATGCTCGTAGTGTAGCAACAGATAAGCTTACTGCAGTAGCTGGATCTCCATTACCTGGTACAGGATTACTACAAAATATATATACAGGTGATACTGGAGAATATTATGGTCAAAACTTATCTCATTTACGACAGCCTAACAATATGGAGTATTACAATAATCTTGCAAACATTAAAAATGCTCCTAATTTAGTTGATATATTTTTTGAAAAAACTACTCCTGAAGCTGAAGGATTAACAAAAACAAGCTTAAGGCCTTCACAAGGCTACCCTTTTTACAATGAAGGTGAAAATGTATACGGGTTAAAAGATTATATTGATATATCTCCTATGTATAACAATTATCAATACTTAGATTATTTGGATAAAAAGTTAAGCACTTTAAATCCAGGAGAAGGAACAGTAGTAGATAAACCAAATTATAATATGTCTGTAGATTTAGGTGAATCAAACTGGAGTTTAGGATTAGATTTACAAGGAAATCCTTATTTAGCTGTTGCTGATATATGGGATTTTGGTGGATCTACAGGAACATTTGGTTCTGTTATGGATAAACTTGGAAAACCTATTAATTTTTATGAAAGATTTTATTTAAATGAGTAATATTAATTTACGAAACGTATCTAAAGAAGAGGAAGCGTTAGAATTAGCTAAAAAAGATATGATTGCATTTGGAAAATTATTTTTACCAGATGATTTTATGAGGTCAGAAACTCCATTTTTTCATTATCAAGTAGCAGATATTATTTCAAACAAAGATATTAAACAAACAGCAGTTATTTTACCTAGAGGACATGGAAAAACAGTACTTACAAAATGCAATATACTACATGATTTCGCTTTTACTAAGGAGCCATTGTTTTATGGATGGGTTGCGGCCTCTTCTAAAATTTCGGTCCCTAATCTCGATTATATTAAATACCACTTGGAGTATAATGATAAATTTTTGTATTATTTCGGTAATTTAAAAGGGAAGAAATGGACTGAAGATGATATTGAGCTTAAAAATGGTTGCAAACTTATTAGTAAGTCCAACTTATCAGGGATTAGAGGAGGCGCTAAGTTACACAAAAGATATGATCTTATCGTATTGGATGACTTTGAGGATGAAAATAATACCGTTACGCCTGAGTCTCGTGCTAAAATTAGTAATCTTGTTACAGCTGTTGTATTTCCTGCTCTTGAACCTGGTACTGGTCGTCTTCGGATTAATGGGACTCCTGTTCACTTCGATGCTTTCATACAAAACATACTTGTTGGTTATGACCAAGCTAAAAAACGTGGTGAAAAATATAGTTGGGAAGTAATTACATACAAAGCAATACTTAAAGATGGTACACCATTATGGCCTTCATGGTTTGGTGAAGAAGAAATGGAAAGAAAGAAAAAGTTTTATGCTGACTCTGGTCAGCCTCAAAAATTCTATCAAGAGTATATGATGGAAGTTCAAAGTAAAGAGGATTCAATCTTTACAAGAGAGCATATAAAGTATTGGGAGGGAAGTTTTAGATACGATGAAGATACAGAAGTATCATATATTATTAACAAAGGTGAGGAAATACCTGTTAATGTTTTTGCTGGTATTGACCCTGCCACTGATAGCACTAGGAGAGATACTGACTTTAGTGTTTTATTATATGTTGCAGTGGATGTTAATAATAATGTATATGTATTAGATTATGTTAGAAAACGTTCTATACCTGTTTTGGGCATTCCTGGAGAAAGTAAAAAAGGGATTGTGGATTATATTTTTGATTATAACAAAATATATCGTCCTTCCATACATACAATTGAGGATACGAGTATGTCCAAACCAGTTTTCCAAGCATTGGTATCAGAAATGCGTAGACGAAACGACTTTAGCGTTAAATACAATGCAGAAAAACCTGGTACAAGAATGTCGAAACGTGATAGGATTCAAGAAATATTGGCACAAAGATTTTCAATAGGAAGTGTTCATTTAAAAAAAGAACAATATGAATTGCAACACGAAATATTAATTTTTGGTCCACGTATGGGTCATGATGATACAATAGATGCTTTAGCTTATGCTTGTAAGTATGCTCATCCACCAAAGTCCATGCAAAAAAATAAAAGTGGAGATTGGTATAAACATAAACCCTCAGCAAAAAGCTGGGTAATAGCTTAGGAGATAGAATGCATAGAAAAAAATTATTAAAATTTCCTACAATAAAATCTGGATTTAAAAGTATGGGAATAAAAAGAAAGCCTGGGTCTGGAGGTTCAAGAAGAATGGGAACTCCTACAATGGGTAATATATTAACGGGTCGAAGAAATAACAGAAAGAAAATGTAATTATGAAAATGCATATTTGACCATATAAAGGTACACCTCATTCGGTGAATGAGAAACACAAAAAAGCTCCAAAAGGTCAAAAACATTGGAGTGGTACACAGTTTATGTTAGCAAACAATACATATAAAGAAGGTAAATAATGTCAACAAAAAAAACACCAGCATGGCAAAGAAAAGAAGGTAAAAGCCCTAGTGGAGGTTTAAATGCTAAGGGTAGAGCTTCTTATAAGGGAGGCACACTTAAAGCTCCTGTAACACAAAAAAATCCAAAAGGAAAAGCAAAAGGGAGGAAAGCTAGTTTTTGCGCAAGAATGAGTGGTATGAAAAGAAAGTTGACTGGAGCTAAAAAACAAAATGATCCTAATAGCAGGATAAATAAATCATTAAAAAAATGGAATTGTTAAATAAGGAATTATCATGGCAAAAAGAATAGATAAAAATGCATTAAGAATAAAAGATATATTTGAGATAGCAAATAATGAATACAGAGCTCAATGGGAGTATGTAAACCAAAAAGGTGTAGATTTTGCTAACGACAATCAATTAACTGATGAAGAGAGGGTTGCATTAGAAGAACAAGGGATGCCCACCTTCACAATAAACCGCATAATGCCTGTAGTAGAAATGTTAAATTTTTACGCCACAGCAAATCAACCTAGATGGCAAGCCATTGGAGCAGAAGGTAGTGACATAGATGTTGCTGCAGTTTTTGCTGATATGGCTGATTATATATGGGACCATTCTGATGGATCCTCTCTTTATGCTAATGCAATTAATGATGCTGTAACTAAAGGAATTGGATATTTACATGTTACTGTTGATATAGATTCTGATAATGGTATGGGTGATGTTGTTATTAAAAATCCAGAACCTTTTGATGTATTTGTAGATCCTAAATCTAGAGATATTTTATTTCGTGATGCATCATTTATTTTAATTAGAAAAATTTTACCTAAAAAACATTTAATGTCTATTTACCCTGATTATAAAGCAAAAATTAAAAAAGCTGGTTCAGTAAATGATAGTGAATATGATTATAGTGAAAAGTCTAGAGATACACATATGAAAGATTTTGGTTATAAAGATATTGATTCTAGTGAAAGCATTAATGACGCTGGTGAAAGAGATGAGGCTGTTGAATATTTTGAAATATATGAAAAAGTTAAAATTAAATATGTTAATGTTTTTTATCAAGAACCATTAACAAGAGAAATTTTACAACAAATACAGCAGCAGGTTTCTGTACAAATGCAAGAAATGCAAGCTGAAATGCAAGTATCATTTTTAGAGCAACAAAAAAGTTTAGAAATGGCTTTACAATCTGGTGAAATGATACCAGAAAGATATGAGTTAGAAATACAAAAATTGCAACAAGGAATGCAACAACAGTTGCAACAAGCTGAACAACAAATGACTGCTAATATGCAAAAAGAAGCAAGCATAGTGCAGAATATTGTTATAAGTGATAAAGAATATAAAATATTAATTAAAGATGAAAAATTTAATAATAAAATAGTAGATACTGTTTCATTTTACGGGACAAGAATACAAAAATGTTGTGTTGCTGGAGATCAAACATTATTAATGAAAGTTTTACCTGAAGGGATTACAGAATATCCTATTATACCTTTTCATTATAAATGGACAGGAACACCTTATCCAATATCTGCTGTATCTCCATTAATTGGAAAACAAAGAGAAGTAAATAAATCGCATCAATTGTTAATACATAATGCATCGTTAGGTTCTTCATTAAGATGGATGCATGAAGAAGGTAGTATTGATACTGATTATTGGGAAAAATATGCTAGTTCTCCTGGTGCATTATTACCTATAAGACCTGGGTCTCAAGCTCCACAAGCTGTGCAACCTGCTCCTTTAAATAGCGCATTTTTTAATATTGTTCAAGGTGCAAAAAATGATATGGAGTATTTAGCTGGTATATATTCTTCTATGATGGGTGATGCTCAAGGAGCTAGTGAAACATATAGAGGTATGCTTGCTATGGATGAATATGGAACAAGAAGAATTAAACAATGGATGCAAAATTGTTTAGAACCAGGATTAAAACAACTTGGAGAATCTGTAAAACAATTTACACAATCAGTATATACGGCTCATAAAGTTTTTAGAATTGTACAGCCAAGCGCTATACAAGAGCAAAGAGAAATAGAAATCAATATACCTTTATATAATGATTTAGGTGAAGCAATTGGTAAGTTAAAAGATTATGGAGCTGCAAAATTTGATGTTAGAATTATTGCAGGATCTACAATGCCAGTTAACAGATGGGCATATTTAGCTGAATTAAAAGATATGTTGCAAATGGGTATAGTAGATGATGTAGCTGTATTAGCAGAAACAGATTTAAAAAATAAAGAACAAATTATGAAAAGAAAAAGTTTATATTCTCAAATGCAAGGTCAAATATCTTCTATGGAACAACAAATAAAAGATTCTGCAGGAACTATAGAAACTTTACAAAGACAATTAGTCCAAGCTGGTATAAAAGATAAAGTAAATCAAGCTGAAGTTGAAATAGCTAAAAAACAATCTGAAATAGATGGAAATAACAATAAAGCATTTTTAGAAACGCAAGCAAAACAAAAATTTGCACAAAAAGTTATTACAGATGAAGCCAATCAACAAAAAGAAAGAATTAAGATGGAAGCAGATAATATAATAAAAAACTTGCAACCTAATAATAAAAGTAATTAGATTACGAGCAAATTTCTTAACATAAAGGAGAAATAATGGTAAAAGAAGAAGAAGGTAACTCAATTACATCATCAGAACAAGAAGTAAATGATGCTGTATTTGACTCTGACAATTTCTTTGACGAACTTGAAAATTCTGTAAATGGAATGCAGTCTGATGGGGAAGACAAAGTTGTTGACACAAACAAGGTAACCCAGGATAATAGCGGCTCCGAAATGGTAACCCGCAATAATGATTCTGGATCCGAACAAGTGGAATGGGAAAATGAGAACAACCCATATAAAAAAAGATACACGGATTCAAGCAGAGAAGCTACAAAAATGTATGAAGAGCTTAGAGACTTGAAACCCTTCGTGCCAGTTCTTGAAGCAATGAAAAGAGACAGTGGTCTTGTTGATCATGTACGTAGTTATTTGAAAAATGGTGGTGCACCTAATCAATCTATTCAAGAAAAATTAAATTTACCTAAAGATTTTGAATATGATGCTAATGAAGCTATTACTGACCCTGAGTCAGACTCAGCTAAAGTACAGCAAGCTCATATTGATAGTCTAGTTCAAAGTAGAGTAAATCAAGTATTGACTAGAGAAAAGGCAAATGCACAACAAATGCAACAAAGGTTAATGTTAAAAAAACAGGAAGTTGACTTTATTAAAAAACATAATATGACTCAAGAGCAGTTTGAAGCATTTAAAAATGCTGCAGCTAATAGAAAAATGACATTAGATGATGCATATTATATTATTAATAAAGATAAAACAAATACTAATGTTGCAAATAGCACAAAAAAAGACATGCTAAATCAAATGAAAAATGTACGTAATATTCCAACAAGTGCTTCTGACTCAAATAATCAAGGTAACTCACAAAAATCACCAGACCAAAAAGTCTTTGATAGTATGTTAGGCCTTGATAATGATGTAGATAACTTGTTCGGGTAGATGCCTTAAATCATCTTCCGAACTTAATTTAAACAAACCTGACCGAAGGCACATGTTGTGCAGCTGAGTGATGGTTAAAAGGAGATGATTAAATGTCTGATATATTTAATTTAGAATCGTATACAGACGTTAATGCGACAAACGGTGTCACATCTGGTTCCAGATTTGGAACAGGATTAGACACTGGTGATCTTCGTAGAAAGTTTAACTTTGGTGACAGAGTTTCTGAGTTAGCAATAGCTCAAGATCCGTTTTTTAGATTCGTAAGTAAAGTAGCTAAAAAACCAACTGATGATCCAAGTTTTAAATTTACTGAGAAGAGAGGTTCGTGGCATAAACGTTATGCATACGTAACTGCACATAGTGCAAGTGCGCCTAGCGCTGTAGTAGATGATGCTACTGTTGGTGCTGGTGCTGTAGATGCTGGTGACACATATTATTTTGGTTTTATGGGAGATTATTTATCTGCTGGTAATAAACAAAATGTATTTGGTCAAGCAAACGGTAAAATACAAGTTGGTGCTTCTGGTACTCAACCTTCATTTTTAATTCCAGGTCAAATGGTGAAAATCCCTTATGGTTCTTCAAGTGCAACATTTAGTAGTGGAAAAATTTCTGCTATTGATGGATACTTAGTTGCAAAAATAGAATCTGTGGATTTAGTTTCAGTTAGTGAAATGGCTGTATGTAAATGTACTATTGTTAAAGGTACTGCTTCTGCTATAGAACTTGCTGCTTACCATGGTGCATCAGATGCACTTAATGCTCAAGATATTCATGGCATGAATATTCATGATGAGTTAGAGCCTAAAAGATCATATGTAGTTGGTTCAGCTTTCGCAGAAGGTTCTGGTTATCCAGAAACTTGGAAAGATCAGCCTTATTCTACAGGTCAAGGTCAAACTCAAATATGGAAAACTTCATGTGCTATGACAAATACTGCAAGAGCTACTTCTCTTAAGTATGAGTCTAATGAGTGGGCTAGAATCTGGAAAGATAAACTGATAGAGCATAAATTTGACATGGAACAATCATTACTATTTGGTTCTCAATATAGTGATGCTAGTGGTGTTAATTATACTCAAGGTGCTGTAGATTGGATTTCAACTTATGGTAACTCATTTACATTAGCTACTGGTACTAAAACAGCTGATGATTTTTTAAATGATATGTCTAATTTGTTAGACCCAAGATACAACAATAGTAAATCAACTGTTTTCTTCTGTTCTACAGATGTATATAATTGGTTACATAAATTAGGTGGATACTTCCAAAATAATTTGGAAATTTCTTCTAATTTTAGAGCTGATTTAGCTGTAACAGGCAGAAAGAAAGTTCTTGGTTTAGATACTACAACTATTTCAACAGTATATGGTGATATGAATGTTGTTAGAAATATCCACCTAGATGGCACTAATATTGCTATGCTAGCTATAGATATGAAACATTGTGCATATAGACCTCTTGTTGGAAATGGTTTAAATAGAGATACTTCAGTATACGTAGGAGTTCAAACTTTAGAGAACTCTGGGGTCGATCGTAGAGTAGATATGATATTAACTGAAGCTGGTATGCAATGGGAGATGCCTGAATCTCACGCTGTATGGACCAAAGCTTAAGAAAGGAGTTAAATCATGGGAATTCCATTATATGGACAAAATAAAGATGGTAATGCTATTGATAAAGCGTTAAATGGTGGATATGGTCAAGATGCTGGATCTGATTTAGCAGATAGTACTGATGCTGTAGCTATGACTAGCGCTGATTTTGGTAAAACATTCTGGTGCTTACTAGATGGTGCTGCAAAAACAGTAACATTACCTGCTAACGTTGGTGATGCAGATATTGGTAAAAAAATCAAAATCTTACAAAGAGTTGATTTGGTTGCTAGTGGTGTATTAACAATCTCTGCAGGTTCTGGTAATACGTTTTCTGCAAACAGCTATGCTCTTGGTGTAGCTATTGATGAATTCAGACCATCTGAAGCTAATAATACCTTAACTATTACTGGAGCTAATACTAACTCTGCATTTGGTGAAAACTCTTCAATTACTATTACAGTAGTTGAAGGTGGTGAATATATGCTGGAGATAGATGCAAGAGCTCTTGGTAGTGGTAATGACGGTATTGCATTCACAACAGTATAAGGAGGTAGATTATGGCTGGAAAATACTGGATAGCTGGTAAACCTGACAAAGTTGTTAATTGTAAAGATGTATCAGGTTCTGCCGCTGGTGTAAATGTAGGTAGTATAATCAAACTAAGTAAAACCTTCTCATATACAGAGATGACAGATGGTGGTGGTACAGTAGGTAGCCTTCTATGGGAAGAGAGTATTCCTGTAGGGGCAACAGTACTACATTGCGCAGTTGTAAACTTAGTTAAGTTTGGTGGCGATTCAAGCGCAACAATAAGAGTAGGAGATGGAACAGATCATGATAGATATATGACAGGTACGCCTGATGTATTTCTTAATGCAGATGCTCTATCTTTAGGAAATGTTTCAGGAGTAGCATATCATGCTACTGCTAAACAGCCTAATATTCTTGTTACTTCAGGATCTGATTGGGGTGCTGTTGATTCTGGTAGCGCTACAATAGAGTTATACTACATGGTATAAATATTTGGGGGCTGTGACTGCGGAGAGCTTCCCCTCCCTGTAGTCGCAGTT